CTCCACCAGCACTAGTAGGTTCTCCTCCAGCGAAAAAGTCTGTTATCATAGGAAGAGCTAAACTAGCACCAATACTAAGTTGACCTGGATTCATACCTTTAAGTCTAGCGCCAAAACCTCCACTAGTTGGCAATCCTCTAGATTTTTGCACCTGTGTAGCAATTTTTTGTCTTTCCTGAATTTCTTTTTTTGCTAATTTTTCAGCTTCAGCAGCTGTTCTGGTAGAAGTAGTTAGTTGTTGCGTTCTGATCTTTTGCATTCTAGCATAGAAAGCTTTGGATTGATTAGCGTCTATTTCGGTTTCAGATATATATTGTTGAATGTCCGAACCCTTAATACCTGACGCTTTAAGGTCACTACGAGATACTCCCGTAGCTTGGCTTGTAGCTCTAGTAAAAGAGTCGTCTCTAATTTTAGCTATATCTTCAGCAGTTAAATCCCCACCTTTGGTTGCTGAAGCTTTTTCTATACGTCTTTCAGCTAACGTCTCTGCTTGACTTAAAATATTTGCTTGCTGTGTTGCACTATCTTGTCCTCCTGCACCAAAAGCATTTTCTAGTCCTTGTCTTTTTTGAACACTTGCTGCCGCTTCACTTTGTAAATTTATTAAATTTTTAGTCAAAACTCCTATCTGAGCAGACGAGGCTCCTGCTGCTTTAGCTTTTACCAAATCTGCTTTGGAAGTATCAATTGCAGTTTTATAACTAACTCTACCCTGATTAGCAACCACGCTAGAAGTTGCTTTAGATTGAACCCCTAACTCTTCTAATACATTTATAATTTCTTCTAGTCCTTGTCTAGCGCTATCAGGTATGGCAACAGTAGATTGTTGAATAACGTCTGGTCTAAGAGGTACTCCTCCTCCATCAGCAAATCCAACAGGACCACCTTTATTAAAGCCTTGAAGTTTATCTGCTTTATTCATCTTGTTGAGTTGAGCAGAACCAATACTCTTTGCTGCTTTTTTATTAATTACAAATTCGCCGGGAGTTAACAATGCAGGAACGGTATCTGCTACACTTCCTCCAGCAGCAAGTTTTAATGCTCCTGTAGTTCCATATTTTTCTATATATCTATCTACTTGACCAAGAAACGCTTGAGGACTTTTGCCTTTCTCAGCAACAGTTCGAGTGGTATCTGTAGGAATATTTCCAGGAATACCAAACATACTGCCAACATTACCAACACCAGCAGGAAAATCAATAGGTTCATTAATTGAAGATTTTAGAAAAGGAGCACCAACTCCAGCGACAGCACTTTCAAGATAAGCACCAACAGCATTGTAAAAACCCGTTTCTGTTATAATCGCTTTAAGTTCTGTGTCAGATATTACACTAGCTCCAACTTTACCTGCAATTTGACCAGATATGCCTTTAACTGTCTTAGTAAAACCGTCTGCCATTTGTCCTTCATAAGCATCTGCAATACCTTTTGGTAAAACAGAGCCCATAATATTTACTGCTTTTTTACTTGAAGGAGCTTTTACTTTTTCGTTAAAGTTTCTTCCTCTCATTCCAATTACAGCAAACTTAGGCAATACTGCTTCTTGAAGTTGTTTTTCTTTCAAAGCCTTAGTTAATGATGCCATCGATGCTGGATTTTTACGCACGTTCGGATTGGTCAGCAAAGATTGTATTTGTGATGTTGTTGCTCCTGCTATAGCTGCTTTAGTAACCTTACCGGTTTTTGCAACTTTAATACCCCCACCATTTTCAAATCTTTGTACCAAGCCCCCTAAATTAAACCCTGGTCTTAAAGCCCCTTTAGTCTGACCTGTTTTTTTGTCGTATTCAAAAGAAAAAGTTTTAAGTGTGGCTATTTGTTTATCTGTCGGCTGTGGTGAACTTCCTGTGGCCTTCGATCCAGCAGGAACAGCTAATCCTTGAGAAATTAGTTTTGTAGCAAAGCCACCTACATCATGTAATGGGCGAGAACCGATTGCCCTATTTTTATCTCCAACAGCATTAAATCCCTTTGTAAAAGCTTGGCTGCTTCCCTTTTTAAATTCACTATCTGCAACATCAGTAGCTATTTGACCTAAAGCTCTTTCCCATCTTCTTCCTTTAGTTTTGCCTATTTCATAAGCGTCATACCCTACAGCTCTAGTAGTGACAGGGCCAACTTTATCTGGCGAAGGAATATAACTAACTTTCCAAGAATCTCCATCTCTAGCTCCTAAATTTTCAACTTCTTGCATTTTACTGCCTCTGTCGGCAGTATATCTAACAGCGCCCGCCTTAGAAAATTTTTGTACTTTGCCTCCTCCAGCATATTTATTCATTCTTCCTAATCTAGAAGCACCAATAGTTTCAACTGCTTTTTTTCTAATGACAAACTCACCTGGCGTTAGCATTGCTGGCACAGTATCTCTATTACCCTGACCAGGAACCAAACCTCCTGTAGCAAAACCACTAGGAGCACCAGAAAGTCTTGAGCCAGCACCTCTAGCTCCGCCACCACGTTGTATGCCTCCGGCAAATCCAGCAGTAAATTGTGTAACAGCAGAAAGACCCTTAGCAGCTCCAACGATAGCTAAAACAGGTAGAACGCCTTTAACACTATCTGCAATTTTAATTAAAGCACTAGCTAAACCTAAAGCTCCTTTAGCAATTGTTTGAAAACTATCACTGCCTCCTATCTCTCTAAACAATGCTAGAAATTCTTCTCTAACTTTAGATATTTGATTAGCTAAACTTAACTGAGCGATTGCTGCATCTTCTGCTAGAGAAGCTTGACCAGCATTAGCTACTCCTAAAGCTCTTTGAGCGGTAGCAAATTGTTGAATAAGGGGAATAACTTTACCGATTTGACGGAAACCACCAAGTTCTTCTACAATGTTAGAAAATCTAATATCTCTAGGATCTAATCTACCAAGACCTTGACTTAATAATTCGATAGCCTTAAATGGTCCAACAAATTTACCTTCTAAGTCTGTAAGCGTAACACCAAACTCTTTAAGAGCTTCTATGGTAGAACCTCTTTGTATTCTTGTAAAGATAGTTCTTAAACCCGTAGCAATAGTTTCGGCACTTTCACGAGTAGTAGATCTAACACTAGTAAAGACAGCAACGAATTCATTTAGTGCATCAGTACCTTCACTAACACCCTTACTAGCATTAGCAAACACACCACCAGTTCTACTAATAGCCTTGATGATATCTCCTGCTTCAACAGCAAAACTAGCAGCAACAGCATTAATACTACCTAAAGCCTTACCTAAATCATTAGAACTAATACTAAACTGACGCATCAAAGCAATACTACCCTCAACAGTATTGTTAAGGTTATCAAAAGAAGGAGCTAAAGCACTAAGAGCTAAGGCTTCTAATGCTTTTTCTGTCTCTCTAGCATTTAAACCAGCCTGAGCAAGAGTAACAGATACTCTACTAAGTTCTTGAGAAGTAACACCTAATCCTGTACTAAGTTTGGTTATACTACTCTCTAATCTACCTAAAGCCTGAGCACTATCTCCCGTAACTTGTTGTAATCTAATAAATTCTTTTTGAAAATCTATAAAAGAACCAATACCTGAAGTAATAGCATTATTTAATTTAAAAACAACAGCAGTTACGGCACTAAACGCAGCAAATCTTCTAATGGCCAAACCTGACTGTTTACCAAACTCTTCCATTTCTGTTCTAGAAGACGCTAGGGATTTACTTACAGTTTGCTGTTGAGCAGCTAATTGTTGTGAAGCTTGGGTGGCTTTATTAATAGAAGCACTAACCTGGCTAGCATTAATCCCTTTAATTGCGGTACCTAAACTGCTAATAGCATTCGCTGCATTTCTACTAGTAACAGTTGTAGTATTTAATGTTTTATTAAGGGCCTTTAGTCCAGCATTTAATTTTGCTATATTAGTACTACTATTTTTTGCTACTGTTAAATTAACATTAGCATTAATATTACCCAATTGTGATTTAATATTTTTTATCACAGGCTTAAGATTAGAGGGACCTCTAAGATTAAGCTGTGCTGTCAAGTTAAAAGCATTGGCCATTTAAGTATATATCCTTAATCCTTATACAAAGGGATCCCACTGCGTGGGATCCCTTATATAAAAAGCAACACTATAATATACACTAAATTAAGCTGATTCTTCCTTTTCTGCTTTATCTTCTTTAGATTTTTTAGATTTAGAAGATTTAGCAACTGGAGCTTCTTTTTCGGTAGAATCTTCGGTTGTTTCAGCAACAACTTCCTCTTCTTCCTCTAGAATAATCGGCTTACCATCATCGTCCAAGAAAGGTTCTGCGTCAACGACATATTCGCCTTCAGCATCAACAATATTACCAAATCTATCAACAAAATTACCTTCTTTGTCGATATATCTACCACTTTCGTCAACCAAACGACCTTCGGCATCCACAAAATCCCCTTCTTTATTAACAAGTCTAAGTTCTTCATCTACAAACTTGTATTTTTTAAGGAATTTATTTTCTGGTAGATTATGCTCATAATCATTGTCCAAGCCATAAATCATATTGGCCAAATGCTGAGCGCCCAAAATAGCAACCTCTTCTCCTGATCTATTTAAGTAATCTTCCATACTAGCAAAACAAGGCTGCTTTGTGTCATTATCTACTACACAACTAGATACTAGATAATTAAATCTAGCATTATCAGCTTGACCTTCAGCACTGTGATTGTCTAAGCTGGTTCGCACACTTACCAAAGCCCTAATTTCATCACGCACATTTTTCATTCTTAGAGCTAATTCTTTAGCTTGGGCAAGTCCAAAACCACCCTTAGCTAGTTTCTTTTCACCGTCCAAAAGTTCTCTTTGAAGAGTATCAAATTTTACTTGTTTGTCGTCATCCCATAAGCCTTGGTCTTTAAGCAAGTCTTCTAGCTTTGCTCTGACAACACTTTTAGATTTTACGGCATCAGTAAAGGCTTGATTATAAACCTTTTGAGCCTCTCTTTGATCGTGCAAAGAAGGATTCTTAACTAAGAATTCCTTTTCTGCTCCGTCTACTTCTACTTTAAATGTTTTAGTCTTCATCTTCTCTCCTGTCCTGATTAATGTTAAATTTATAGTGATACTTTTTCTCAACACTAGGTTTGCAATTATTGTCGTAAATAAAAGTCTCTAGTTCCTCTGTTGCCAATCTAATTTGATGATTTCCGTTGTTCAAAATTTTAGTTCTTACATCATCCCATAGTTCTGCATAATGGTCGCTACTATCTAGCACTTCTCCAAAAGCTTCTTCAAATCTAGCTAGAGAACCAATCATAGTAGTTTTAATTCTAGTTTCCATTTGTTTTACTATGTTGTGTTTATTTTTTTTGTGTCTCATATTAGAAATTCTTTCTTACATTTAAGCCCTGTTGTTGTTCTGGAATTAAGACCGTTTTAGTTATGTGTAAATTTTCAACAGCTACAGAACCTTCTTCTTCCATTTGTTTTACATTTGTACGATGCATCTGTTTTGCCAAAGGGTTATTCATGTCGTGAATATCGGATAACTCTTGTTTGTCTTTAGCCATCATAAATACTTCTCCTGCTCCTGCAAGCCTCTGGTTTTGCTTATCTAAATCACCCTGCTTCTTCTTTCTAGCATTATCTCTTTTCTGTTTTATCATCCAACCATCCAACAAATCATGGTCATCAATAATTTCTTCACTGGGAGACTCTGGGTGATCATAAACACTATCATACATTTTGCTGGTATTAACTAGATTTCTTTGCTCTTCTGACCAATCACATACTGAACCAGGAAATACATTTTGTTTATCTGCATTCCAGTAAGATCTCCAAATATCGCTTTTAGCTATATCTCTATATTGATTGTTATTGATATGATATTTATTAATTTCACTAACTAGTTGATTAAATTTATTATAAGATTGGGGAGATTTATGAGTTTGGTTGTTAAATACTCTTTTATTGTTGCAGTATAATGAGTGAACAATTATATATTCTTGTTTGATTCCTTCTGCATAGCCCTCAAGTGTATGTGTTTTAAAGTCTTGTCTTTTGGCATGTAAGGAGCTGATTTGATTTTCTAAATTTCGAATATATTTTCTATCTTGATTTATTCTTTTGCTCTTCTTGTCTACCAAGTAGGTTTCAAATAATGCTAGTTTTTTATCTTCTATAGTTTTATCAAAAACTTTCATTTGCTTTTCCACATTGTCATTCCATAATTCTAACTCAACCATAAGCTTGATCATGTGTTCTTCACGAATCCAATTCCCGTATTTTTCTTCGTTGATTGTATTGTAGTATATAAGGTCAGCATCATAGTTGAGTTTATTGTTTGCATATCTTAGTTCATAAACAGTGTCTTGAAAGTAAAATTGTAGTCTTTTTTCAAAAATTCTATGCAAAAGAAACTGTATTTCTGCATTATTCATCCTTGTCCTGATTATTACTAGATTGTAATTGTTTGATTGTCTGGTCTTTTTCTTTGATTTCCTCTTGTAGTAAACCTATATATCTTTGGGCCTGAGACATATCGAAATGCAACCTGCCCAAAGACAATAGTATATCGTCCGTATTATAATTCATCCTTTTTCCTTTTTTCCTGTTTATATGAATCCTAAATCTATAAACCTAAATAGTCACTATCAGCTATGGAGTAATTACCACAACGTCGGTGCTTGTAAAACTACCGGAAGCATCAACAGTAAACTTATTAAAAGTTTGATAACTGTATGTGATAGTAGCATTACCACCACCAGTATCTCCACCACTAAAGTTTACACTAGTAAGCTTGTTTTTCTTACCAAGGTCAATAATGTAATTGTCGCTTACTCCACTACCACAGATAACTAACTTAATTTCTTGGTCATCAAGATTTCTAATCTGTGTACTGCTACAAGCATCAACCTCATCAAAGTCTCTAGCCTGTACTTGATCATGACTTTCAGCAAGAACTTCGAATTCACTACTAACTTCAATTGGGAAAGTAGCATATCTAGCATAAGGAGCAAACTTGCCAAGTTCAAATACTGCTTCTCTACCAAGGTCCATACTTACATTAATATTTTGAAGATATGGTCTACCACCTTTACCATCATCTCGTTCATTGATAGCAATTGCACCCATATTGGTAGTTTTATTCTCTGTAGGAGTACCGGTTGGCAACACACTCTGATCACTTAGATTAATTCTACGACCAATTTTGTGAGGTGAAAGAGTTTTTCCGCCATCAGCAGAACCAGAACCGCCTTCGCCAGCACCGGCACCAGTATTATTGTTATAAATCTTTGAGTTTCCAACAAGAGTTACATCTTCTGTAATAAAGCCTTCAACAGGAATAGTATATGCAATACTAGAAAGATACATTCCGCTACAAGTAACTGTACCGTAAGCAGTAGAAGCAGCACCGCCTATGTCATTTTCATTAAAAGCATCGGTACTAGTATCTTTGAAAATACGCAACTCAACTTCACATCTGTTTGTACTAACTTCACCAATTTCTTTTTCGAACGCACTGCCTTGGGCCCCTTCGGTAACACCAGTACCCTCAACGCATATTGGATATAGGAACTTACTACCATCAGCAATTTTTTGAAGACTAACTTCCACATCAGGCACATTCTCAACATTATCAAAAATTTCGAGTTGGCCAAGCTGGAAGACTTGTTCTAGATTAAAGTTGGTTGTAATGCCTACGCTTTGTAGACCTTTAGGAAACTGTTGGTTTGTACCTTTTTTATTGCCTGGATTTCTAGGTGTAATACCTACCGCTTGTGTTGCGTAATATACTCTTGTATTTGCCATTGTTTAAGCTCCGTAAATAAGTTGAAAACATTAATGTGCGTTGGGCTCTATACTAACAGATTACACCAAAAAAAATTTATTTGTTTATTTCTAGGGTCCAACGAATAACAGCGTTATGAAGACTGCTAGACAGGGTATTTTTTTCTGATAAAATAGAGTTACTAATATGGCCAAATCTAGAAATATAACTTGAATCAGAGACTATATCAGCATAATTAATTCCGCTAGGATTAATTTCTCCTCTGTAATTAAGTTCATATTTATTGTTTTTAACCAATTTATCTGTATCGTACAGAGCAAGACTCTTATCTTTTTGCAGTAACAGGGTGTCTACCAAGGAATCTCTTTGATTTGTATTTTGGGTGAATATATGTAATAAAACATCTTGTCTTAAAATATTCTCATAACTACCTAGTTCTAAAGGTATTTGTTGGTTTCGTGCTATTGTTTCTATAACTATAAAAGGAGGCTGAACTCTATTGTTGGCCAATATATTATAGTCTGGATTTTTGTCAAACTGATAGGCTTGATATGTATTTCTTTGTAGCTCTTTCCACCAGAAACTTTCTGAGCTTTTATATACCTGAACATATCTATAAGCATAATCTACATGTACTTTACTGCTAGCGCTAATAGGTTTATCTAATGTAATACGGCCATTTGTATAATCTATATAATAAGATCTAGTAGAATTGCCTGTAGGACCAGGATAAAAAGTGTCATTTATATATATGCCACTCACAGTGTTGGGGCTGGTAGAATAATCTACGCCTGTCTCATATATCCAATCTTTTCTAAAAGCTTCCCAGGCAGTATTATTTCTGCTTGATTCAGGATTATTGACAGACCTAAGTTTATGAAAATTACCTTGACTCATATCTTGTGTTGGAATATCAACATTAACAAAACCTCCAACATTTAAAAAACACCAATCCAAAAAGTGTTTGATATTGTGTTCTATTGTAGAAAAAGAATTCTTTTCTCCTACTTTATCTACTAAATTAAATTTAGAATAATTTCTAATAACACTCATATGCTTTTCTCTATATTTCTTTTTATAATTGACACAATTTCTCGATCAAGTCTACTAATGGCCCTTGTTGTCCAGTTGTCTCCTGCGGTACCTTTATACTCTGGCGGAACTCTCCAATCTTGATTAGAATTGACCATAATACCATTACCACTTCTTGAAAAAGGACTTGGTCCATATTTAACTTCGTACCCTTTAACTAATACACTATTACCTCTCAACAATAACCATTCTAACCAAGGCATAGAATAACCTTTTCTATCAAACACGTAAGCTTCATCTGCATAAATAATATTACTAATATTGTCAGACTGTATAGCTTCTATTACTATGCCTCCTTTAAGGCTTTTACCAACCACTGACACAGGAAGAGCCCTTGCTTTAGTTGTTTGAGCCATTTTTTCTACTATAGCTTCTACATTACTGGTATCTTCTATCCCAAACTCAGTTCTTAATATACCGCTAATTAGTTGGCCATATTCAGGCTCTTGTTTAAGTGCTGAAATTAAAGATTTTTGTATCTCAGCTTCTATTTTAGAAACAGCTTTATTAAAAACTTTGTTTAGTTCTGGCTTTAAAGCATTAAGTATTTTTATAGCAATAGTATTGTCTGATTCCAATATTCTAATACCAATATTCATTTTCTTTTCCACATAGTAATAATATAATCTGCGCTACCTAGTCCAGCTGGTTCAGGGTCTGAAGCTCTTTCATATATGTAATTACCGTGATTTTTAAGATCTGAATCTATCTTAAGATCATTAGCTGCTCTAAGTTGTAGCATAGTAGATATTGGCGAAATAGTTTGTATACTTCCGTCTGCGATATTTATGGGTGCGGATGTCTTAATCCAATATTTGCTATCAAACAATATAGCTAAGTAAAGGGTGTCTTCGTCTGTATGCTCAAGTCTTCCTTGTCCTAGACATACAGGACATATTTGATAATCGTCAAAAGCTGCTGGACCAGTACCATTATAAATATTACTAGAAGATTTTGTAATAGGATCGAATTTACAATTATTGCATAACTGATGACTTAACGAACCGTATCTAATAAGACATTTTGTAGTTAGTCCATTAGTACCAACTATTTGATCAATAGAGTCTTTAAATAATTTTTTAAGTTGAGCATTTATTAGTTGCATAGTGTTACATCTTGTGTAGCTACGGGTGTTGAGTTAAAAGAGCACAGGGTGAATTGAGGAATTGAAATAGATGTTGGTGGACTACTTTGTTTACTTACGTCAATATTATAAAAATATTTACAAGCATCTCTAGAGTTTGTGCCAACACTAAAGTTGTTACCAATTGTTACGTTCATGGTTTCATTAGATGAAGGACCTGAACTAGTTACCAAAATAATCATTTATGATCCCCATATTTCATCAAAAGTTATATATAATTTCCAGCCTGAGATAAAGCCTATAGCATTTTTATCATGATCACATATATGCAAAGTCCAATCTCCATTCGCAGCACTACCAACTTGAGAACTAAACGAATGTTGTAAAGTTTGTTCCGTAGCACCTATTTTAAATCTAATATAATCAGTTTTATCAGTAGGTTTAAACATACCTCCATCTGTAACAGAATATGCTGAAGTAGTAGATTCTGCTCTGTCTGATATTATAAAACTAAAACCAGGTGTATATTGGTTAAATTTTTCACTACCAACCAACAAGATAGCGTTATTAGCAGCAAGAGCTGGGCATGTAAGAAATATGTTTAAATCTTGAATATTTGTATGATTTAATCCTTCAATACCTACTTCTATTTGTTGTACATCCCTAGTATCTGCAACAGCAATAGAACTATTAACCACAGAATTATCTGTAATTGTAAGAGCATCACCCTCATATATTACAGCATCTGCCAACATAACAGGAGGACACAATTTATTTTGTGCTGGAAAAATAGTTAAGTCTGATCTTGTAGGAGGAGTTAATGTTCTGGCAATTACGCTGATATTGCCAAACAAAATTCTATTACTTTTTGTTCCAGCTCCAGAAAAAACCTCATTAGGCTCTTGTATATCAAGCTCGTATTGGGCAGATGAAAAGGTATAATTGTCTGTTATTTTAGCTGGTATAAGTAAGGTAATAACACCATCAGATGTTGTAGTTAGTGAGTAATCTGTAGTTTCTGTTATATTGTCAAAACTATAATCTACTCCATTGTTATCTTGAAATCTAAACAAGACATGCATATTGGTGAGATTAACTGGATTAGAGCTAGAGTCTAAATAGCGAAACACTATTTGAAAATCAGACCCTTGTTCTAATTGAAAGCTAAAGCTGGCTGCTGGCATGATGTAAATATCCTTTTATGAGTAGAAATCTTCAGATCTATGAGATGGGCGTAATGAATAACTAGGATCAAAATTGTTACCAACAAAAGGACTAAGAATAGCTCTACACAATTGAGTATTACCTAATTCATACTGCATTTTAAGTTCGGTATATAAAGCACATGGACCTGTTTTAAGAATGGTCTCAAAACCTCTTATGTTGCCTCCTACGGCCAATACAGCAGGCCCCAAGGCGGCTTTAATTCCCTCTGTTGCAGCTCTTGTTCTAAGTGTGCTTTGGTCTAATAAGCAGGAAGCTTTGAGTGATACAAAACTAATGAAATCCAAATCCCTGTTTGTGAGGGTAGGATCTGGTGTTATATTTTTATCAACAATATCAATAGTATATTCATTTAGAAGATTTATCTCTTGAATAACATATTGTGCAGCTACTACTATGAGCTGCTGTATTCTTTCGTCGCTATATTCTGGGGGATCAGCAACATCATTAATTAGAGATCTAACTATGATAGGTATTTCTATATTCCAAGACATATTATAGGCCCTTTTTTACAAATTTTTAATACTAGTAATTTAATACACCTTTGCCCTTATATTATACAGGTACACACTCTCCTCCATCAGAAATGTATCCTGGACCACAATTAGTCAGAGGTACAATTATATCTATGTCTAAAGTGGTTAATTCAATATTTGTTGAGTTTTCATTAATCTTAGATATGCTGACTTGTTTAGCAGCGTCTAGCTGCCTATTGGATTCCACATAAGCGTCTATGTTAGATTTTAAAACTTGTTGAGGAATAGTTATCTTGTTTCCGTCTATGTCTTGAATTACAGGATCAATATTGGATACAATAGCATTAACTAATGTAGATAATATTTGAAGTTGGCTATCTTTGTCTCTAGGTAAAGTCACAGAATGTTCATTAATGTCAATAGAATACCCTGCTGCAATTTTTTGCTGATAGTTTTTTTCTATATAAATTCTTTGAGCTTCACCCCAAATCTCAGGTAATGGATCAAGTGTGAGATTGTTACGCCTCCAAATGCTGTAACATTCCCAATCAGATAATATGTTACCGCTATCTGTTTGATAGCACGGAACTAATGCAGAATCATTGTCTTCGGGAATTAATACTTTTCTCTCTTCAGTAAACAGATTAACTCGCAAAACAGGAGCGTTTGCTGTTTTTAAAGCCACAAGCTTGCCTTGTGATTGTATAATATTGTTGTAATAGTAATTAAAATCTGAAGTCTGTTCGCAATAATCTTCGACGCTTTCAAAATTACAAAAAGCCATTATTAATTCCCCTTATGAAACCTGTTCTATAAAGATACAAAAAACTCTCCCTAACATGTTTCCCGATCCCTCTCCTCTAATATAAGAAACTTTATATCTTAATCCGTTCGTAAATGTGTATTCTTTCGCGTCATCAAAAGTATGATATCCAAGCTCTACTATTCCATTATATCTATTGTTTGAACGAAGTGTGTAAACAATATCTCCTTCTCTTTCATCAAGCAGTTTATGTCTTGTAACTCTAGATGATCGAGCCGACAATTGGTATGTCTGAACAGGAGTGTCTGGATCAAGAACACTACTTGCTCTTGCATACCAAAGATTGCTGTGTGTTTGGTAACTCTGTTGATTATAGGCGTCTATATATAAGTATGATGCGCCTCTTGCTGCGTAATAATAGATTGGCCGATACAGCAAATCACGCATAAGTTCATCTGGAGCATATTTCATAACACTTTTGCTATTGCTGTTTAAATCAGGCTTTTGGAATGTATGAAATCTAGATTTGTAGAAAGCTGGACCATTATCTGGATTATAAGATTCTCTGGTAAAACGGAATAAAGGATGCACTTCGAAAAGCTTGTAGGGATGGCCAATCGAGTTGGGCATTGTAGTGCTAGCAGTTTTTTCTACATACTTTGAGCTAGAATTTTTTGTTCTTAAAGCAAACTTATGTCGTACATAATTTGGTTGATGATAATTAAAACCAAATATTTGGTCCAGTGTAATATTTTGTTCTTCTACTCCTGGTCCTACAGTACTTGTTCCTGGAATCGTTTTTAATAGTTGGTATTCTCCTTCAGTAGTAACATAATACAATTCATGAGAATAATTACTAATACTATCATTACCCCTGCCTGATTCGCTATAGCCCAGCTCATCCCACGTAAAATAAATCCGACTTCCAATAATGCGAGAAATTCTAAATTGAGGATCTTGAGGTTTAGTAAGGCCCTCCCATATATTAAAATTCACAGGCTGGCTTGTATATGTAGTGGTAGGATTTTTTATACACGCTAAAGTTGACAACCATAATTCTGTAGAGACACTAGGCAAAGTAGCTTGAATGCGATATCTGTCATGCATTTCATATCTTGATAATCTCGAAGGTCCGTGTCTATAAAAATAACCAGAAAACAGTGGATTTCCAGCATATGCGGAGGCAGGGTCTCCTGTGTAAAAAATACCCGAATAATTCAGAGCGCCTATAGCAGTTGCGGGCCGTTTGACTAGTATAGATACCCAAGGAGTTGTATCTCTATTATTTTCTACGATGTCTAACAGTATCGTATCAGCATTAAACTCTGTAGCAATAGTATCTGGAGTTTCTCCTGTACTGCACACTGTATCTGAATTACCAGAAGCATTAGAGTAAGCAGCTCCAAAAGCATAAGAAGTTCCAGGATCAAGTCCTGTGATTGTCAATGTTGTGTTATTGTCGTTTGTAGGACAAGCTTCTGCTGAATATTGTATAAGGGATGAGCAGTCAACTCCTGTATAAGATATTCCACTATTAATAGCAAGTCCTCTATCATTTACATGATAAATATGATCTAAATCAGCACTATTTAAACCCTGGCTAGTAAAGTTGTATTGAAAATTAGAAGAATTAACGTTAAGTATTTTTGGTGTGGTATTTGATAAATTTACTGTGTTAGAATATAATCCTGTTCCACTAGCATTAACAGCAGCACACTTAGCATACCATGTTGTGCTAGTATTTGAAGTGAGTTGATTTATAAGTGTTAATTTTTTAGTCCTAAATGTATTAGTATTATAAGATTTGAGATCGCTAGAATTAAATGAGCTTGTTGTGTCTAATAGTACATTATAGTAAGCAATGCTTTGTCCGCCATTATCAACAGGAGTATTCCATTGTACTGTGGCTATAGAATAAATATTAGTAGGTCTCTTATCTGAATATTCTGAATGTGTACTATATATTCTCTGTTCAGATAAATCTCTAGCAGACATGATGTTAGTGCCTAAAAACAAATCACTATTCCAGGATAAGTCTACTCCTGTAGGAGGAGAGCAAGTTCCTGGCACACGACCAGGAGTTTCAGCAGTAGTTGTTGAGAAATTGCCTGTTCCAGCAAAATTTAATGCTGCTAATCTGAAGAAATATTCTGTACTATTAGTCAAAGAAGAAATATTTGTAGAATTATTTATACCCTGTCTAGCTAAGTGAGTGACTGCAGCACTAGATAAAGTTCCACTATTAGCAGAATATTGTAATGCATAACCAGTTACTGGGTGTCCTCCATCAGAAATAGGATCTGACCAATACAAAGAAACACTGCTATCGCTAGCATAAGTAATAATGTTGTCTATTTGTCCTGGAGTAGTTCTAGACAAAGAAGATCCAACAAATAGACCAACCATAGATCCAATGACAGGAGCTATTTGATAGAAAAATGTTCCGCTATTGTTATTTAAATAAGGAATGTCTGTAGTTAAAGAATCTCCTAACTCATATTCAACAATTTTTCTAGAAAGACCACTTGTGTCAAAAGAAGATGCAACATCACAATCTATGATAAATTTATCTGGTATTGTATTCGTAGAAAAAGAATAATTCCAAGATACGTTAGCTTTACTGGTTAACGGAACCACAGTAGGAAGATAGGTAGATAAGCCAGAGCTTGTTGGCGTACCTTCAGCATTTGTACTCATGACTGTAGAAGGAATAGAATCTCCCACAGCATTGTTGGCTGTAATAGTAAAATAATGTATTTTGCTTGTATCTACACCGGTAATAGATCCAGATATAGCTGTGCCAGTAGTATGCTCTCCGCTAACTGGAAAAACTTCTTCTTGATTTAATTCTTTTTCAGATAATCCAAAATCAATACTATATTCACCAATTTTAGAATTACGATCTTTTGAAGCAGACCAATATACAACTATTCCTGAAGTAATTAAAGTGTCATCAGCATAAATATCTTGGGGAGTCGAAGGTACTCCTTCTGGATATATCTCATTGTCTACAATAATTGAATCGAGTATTATATTATTTGTACTGGAGTTAGATGAATCAGCATCTAAAAACAAAGAATTTTCTCGAATAGAAGGACTAATATTTAAAATGCCGCGAGATTTATTTTTTACCGCAGGGATATTTACTGTTGCATTGTAAGGTCTTCTGGGTCTAGTTCCTAATTTAATAGAATTAGTAAATCTTTTAGTGTTTGGAGGAATAGGATGAGCATATGCTGTCTGCTGATAAAACGCTTCGCATTTTTTAAATTCTTCGTTGTACGGATTTGGTATGAGCTGTGTTGATATAAATCCAAGCTCTAGTTTAGCTTGACTAATATTTAGCGTAGAATTTGGAGCAAGACCTGACATGGTTTCTGGTCTAATCTCAAACACTAGAGTTCTAGCATCAGAAGGAACTTCAAAAGAAGAGTTGTATTGCTTCCATCCTGTAGTAATAGCACTATTAATTACAGAAGTTGCAATTAAAGTTTTATCTTCATTAGGATCGTCTTCGTGAGGGGTATAAGATACGCTAGAATATATATTACCGGCTAGTGAATTATCTGGAGTTTTAGCATAAAATCCTAGTGTCATCTGTTCTCCCTGATGAGACAACACATCTTCCGTAGGAACAACATACATCAGACTATAATAACATCCAGAAACATTATTCTTCAAACTAATTCCATAAGTATTATTATCTAATTGACCGTCCGTTGTGCATTTAACTGCTGTTGCTCCCTGATTATCAAACTCATTCTCAAAAATAGAAAAGAACCATCTGTCGGCTGTATATCCCTGAGAATTAAACGAAACGCCTCTTTGCCATATATCAAAGTTTCCGTTAATAAATATATTTTTACTATCCACTTTGCGATTTAGTAAAGATTTGGCATAGTTAATAATTCTTGACATTTTATTTCTCTTAATTAGGTTCTTTTGTAAAAGTATTTACACTATTATAGATTTTCTAACTCCTCTATAGTATTAGCGTTTTTAATTGCTGTTCTTTTTGCTGCATCCTGAGAACTTAATACTGCTCTAGCTTGACCGTATTGCAACATTAACATAGTTAAATCAGTTAAATTAAATTCGTGAGATTCTCCCGTTCTGTCCACTACAAATACAGGATTAGTCATACCTAAGCTCGCGGCTTCTTTAGCAAGCACAAAGTTTCCATTGAGCAAAGCTACATCAGCAATATCTATACCCAAACTCCAGCCATATGGGGTTTGCCAACCAGCTTCTAGTGTTGTCTTCCACTCTTCATCCACTTCTTCAAGTTTTTCTAGTTTGGCTTTTTCTAGAGGCCAAGATTCTATAAAAGAATTAACTTGATCTAATTGTTCTGGAGTTGGTGGGTCTATATAGTCTATCCTGTAAGTGCCGTCACTATTATCAGCAACACCATGAATAGACACTATATTATCTATTGATTCATGTAAAATTGTCAAAGCGTCTAGCATAAATGATCTCCTGAAAGTTCCGAATTAAATGCTGCTGAACTTGAATTAATTCCAAATTCTAAAGCTTGAGCGAAATGAAATCCACCCGAAACGTACTTTGAGCCTTCAGCATACATACTGGCATTTGGATAGCCTGTAGAATCACCATTATGCCCAGCCAGCATAAATCCGCTAGTTGTGGAATCAAGTCCGGCTGATCCGTACATATATCTAGCATGAAAATTATGACTTGTAGTAGCATATGTGTCTAACCCAACCACAAATTCATATCTTGTTTCACCAACAGTAGTGCTATTACTAACAGGTCTGTATGTTTGAGTGGCATATGAGTGTCCACCGGGCATATTAAGTTTAGCTTGTTGATACTTTTTAACCTGATTATAATAACTCCAAACAAAACGCCTGTCTTCACTGTCTTCGCACTGACCTGTACTAGATGTCGTTCTTATAGTTCCAAGATATCTTCTGGTTGTAGCGCCACTCAAAACATAAACACCATTTAGAGTAATAATATCTGTCGCTCTATTGGTATCGTCTGTCCAAGCTACCGACTGAAGAGTTAATGTTCCGCTATTATTATAGATAAATATATCATAATTAGTATCTGCTGTATAACCACTTATGCTTAAGCTAAGTTCACTAAAAGTAAATATATCCCAATCGCCACTGTCATACAGACTAATATTAGTGCCTATATGAGGAGTAAAATAAACTGTTGTTTTTGCTGTTTGATCGGTAGTGCTAACTGCTACTCCACTTTCAAGAGTTAGGCGACCTTCGCAAGTCGAAGACATTGTTTTGTGTATATTACTGTGATTATTAGTTCTAGTCATGATAATTCTCCGAATACTGCTACGGCAACAGTTAAACTATTTCTACGCGTAGAATAAGAACCAGCATCAGATAATCTAAATCTAAAAGCAGCACCTGTACTAGACGTTGCAATTCCATTTTGATGAAACACTGGAATAGTATTTCCGGCAGTTTCAGCAGAGTGTGTTACAACAGCAGCGTAATCATTAGAGCTACCGAACGTTCTTTCAAAATTTACAGTATAGTCTCCGCTACCATTATCTGTTACGCTTGCTACATTATATGCAGATCTAATACCCCCATTAGATTTTGTGTAAGGAGTACTTCCAAAAGTACCATCAAAATTAATCCAAGCAGAAGCAACTCTTTTTTGTACATTATCTGCTTCAGTTCCACTATTTGATAATTTATCAAAAGTAACAGCTTGATCTACAATTTGTCCAGTATTTGCAGCGCTAAATCCTGAATTAGAGGTATTTCTGATTACGAACTCAATTATATCTCCAGCACTAGCTCCCTGAGTTAATGTAATACCACTAGTACCATTCAAGCTATAATCTTGTCCTTGTATAATTTTAACGCCATTAAGATATACCTGTATGCTAGAGCCACTAAATCCTCCTGTAACCGTAACTGCAGTTTGATCCGCTGTTAATGTTGCATTCTGTTTACTGCTTTGTCTGCTTATATCTCTAGCTATACTCATATTATATCTCCGCCAATTCTTCTATCGTTGTTGCGTCTTTAACCAGTTTTCTTCTTGCAGCGTCTGTGCCACTTAGATTAGCTCTCGCAGCGCCATACGCTAACATAATTGGTGTCATTTCAGCTACGCTTAATGAATGAGGCTCTCCATCGGTGTCTAAGATAGTAACAGGGTCTGTAGAACCAAGAGCAGCAGCTTCTTTTGCAAGAGAGTACGCTCCATTAAGTAGGGCTACGTCATCTGTATGAATACCAAGACTCCATCCTTCAGGAGTTTGCCAGCCGTTATTAAGTATTACTTTCCAAGCTTCGTCGATTTCTGTTAGCTTATCTAGCTTTGCTTGATCTAATTCTGATATATACATAATTTCAGCAACAGGATCTATAACTTTTAATAGTTCTGGCGTGGTAGCATCTGTAATCCTCGAATCTTCTGGGGCATCACGAAGCTGTTGTTTTTTTGTCTCTATATGGTTCTTAAGTGTTACGTTCTGAGCTTCTGTAGCTTTAAGATAATCTACATCTAAAGAAGAAAAATAAGGCTCTCTATCTGCACGAATTTTATCTTTCCATATCTCTTTAGCTTTGTCCATATTTACATTAATCATTTCAATCTCCTAAGCCTTGGTTGAAAAATTCTTCAGAACCCAATCCGAAACCATCTACATTATCTAAAGTTCCAAAATTATATTCCCAAGCATTACGAAATGTTCTATCTGTAGGAATATCTGTATCTTCAATAATTTTATAGGGCTTACCAGCTGGAACATCTTTCAAAGCTAATTGCTCTATTGTGTATTTTGTATTAGGAGATGGAATAACAACTGCAATCCCACCGTCATTATTTGGATAAATTATTCTTTTCATTTTTTCTCCTTATTCTCCGAAAAATATTAACATCATCTCTTCAGGATCAACAAGATTAATAGTGCTTCCATAATGGTAAGTAGCGCAAACTCTAGCATAAGTAGTTGTTATAGCTGAACTACGATTTACTTTTCTGTCTAAATTTATTTGTGGAGAGTTACTATCGAGTGTGTATAGAGCAAATCTACCAGCACCAGCCATAGACCACGTATCATTTGCAAAAGCTGTATCGAAGTTTACTATATAAGTTCCAGTACCTGCGTCAGTAATGGTACTAATATTAAACGAATCTCTAATTCCCCCATTACCTTCAGTAAATGGGGAAGTTCCAAATGTACCATCAAAATTAACCCAAGCTTTGGCTTGTCTTGCAGTTTCGCTTGTATGTCTAGCTAGTGTGCCACTCATTGTCCCACTTTCGGTATATTAGAATATTTAACAAACAACCCTTTTTCTTCACCATCTTCTGGTTCTGGTAAGGCATTTATAATTTCTTGAATTTTATTATCACGCTCTTCTTGTGTGTCAAAAATTTCTATATTTTTTCTTGTACATTCAGCATCACAGCTGCCAGTTATAATAGAATTTGCACTTTCAATTTTAATATAATACTTCATAACTACTCCTTACACAATAAAGTTTGATAGTGACCACAGCCAACAACAGTCCAATTCCCGGCACTTGCTGTCCCAGACATTTCAACCAAATTAGAATCATCCCCAGAATAGGTTCTACCTAATTGGTAGTAATCATTATTTCCAAAAGAATAAATCTCTCCATCTTGCGTAACTATGGCAGCGTGATCAAAACCAGCATCAAGTTTAAGCCAGTTCTTAGAATCATCTATTAGCTCAAAATAATTACACTTGGGATAATAGTAACCACCAACATTATACATTTTAACGCCATAAAAACCTATAGAAGAAGCATAAAGGGATGAGTTGAAAGTAGAAACCAATGACAATGGTACATTAGCAGCAAATGTAAATCCATATAAATCTCCAGCCTGTTCAACTCCTAGAATAAAATCATTACCTATAGTAAGATTAACCAGATTGAGAGTGCTTGTTTCAGCAACAATTGCTGCGGTAGTATATACAGCTAGAGAATAACGAACATTGCCGTTCTCTTCATTAAAATGTTGAAAGCTGTTACTGTAATAGCCCCTAATTGTTACGCCAACCCCCTGAGTGTAACAAGCCGAGAGTTGAGGGCCAGCAGCTATTATATCTGCACCAGTATAATCAGAAATTGATGTCCATGTGGTAACAGTATCAGTACTTGATTTTATTGTTCTTTTTACATTATCTCCAACTCCATATACATCGCTGTCAGTATTTAGGTACATACTATAGTGTGTAGAAGCTGCAATTTTATGAACAGTTCCAGTTACCCCGCTACATGCAGTAGGAGTAGTAACAAAATTAGAACCTGTAACTCCGCATTGACTTTCCATATTTCTTCCAAATGCGTATATTGTCCCGTCTGTTTTTTTACAAATAGTATGCTTGTTTCCACAGGCAACATCTTCCCAATCTGTGTCTGTACCAATTTGTGCTGGACTAGTAACATTTACGGTGTTTCCATTTCCAAGCTGATATTCGTCATTAAGACCCCATGTATATAATTTACCGTTAGAAATTGCCACAGCATGTCCGTAGCCAGCTGAAACTTTTGTGACATTTGATAAACTTAAATCTGATATAGATGACATTGTTTTTCCTTTTTATTATTTAAGGTATTGAGTCAGCGTCTGTACTATGCAACGCCCCTTCACCTCGTTGATCGAAATTTGTTAGTGTTGAACTTGTACTATGTAAAGACCCTTCGCCTCTCTGATCGAAATTTGTTAGTGTTGTGCTGTGTAATACACCTTTTCCTCTTTGATCAAACGCAGCAAGAGGAGTCTGATATAAACCGCCTTCACCTCTTTGATCGAAATTTGTTAGTGTTGTACTGTGCAATGAGCCTTTTCCTCTTTGATCAAATATACCAAGAGGAGTCTGGTATAGTCCGTTCTGAGCATTCGTACGAGATGAACCAAAAAACATTAGCATCACCTCTGGAGGATCAGCAAGATTAATAGTATCATTAAAATGATAAGTCGTGCAAATTCTAGCATAGGTAGTTGTTATAGCTAAATCACGATCTACTTTTCTGTCTAAGTTTATTTGCGGAGAGTTGCTGTCAAGGGTATAGGCATCACTAAATCTACCAGCGCCAGACATAGACCATTTATCATTTGCAAAAGCTGTCTCGAAGTTTACTTTATAAGTGCCAATGCCTTCGTCGCTAATGGTACTAATATTAAACGAATTCCTAATTCCTCCATTCTCTTCAGTGAACGGAGAAGTGGAAAATTCACCATTAAAATTAACCCAAGCTTTGGCTTGTCTTACTGTTTCACTTTTTTCTCTTGCTCTTGTCATATTGTATACCTCACTATAACTATACCATCTGCCCCATTAGCGAATGTCCCACCGCCTCCTCCAGTATTAGGAGTAGCAACTACAGCATAATCACCTCCACCACCTTGTCCTCCAGTACCGCTGGATCCAACTCCACCTCCTCCACCAGCATAATACACTGATGAGCCTGTAATATTTATCTGCAATCCCACCCCACCGTTTCCTGAACCACAACTTGCTCCAACACCACCAGCACCTCCACCTCCACCACCTCTTCTAGGATTATCACAATTACCACCAGTACAACTTCTTCCTCCGTTATTGCCCTGTCCAGCAGTACCAGCTCCTGCTGATGGTCTTTGACAACCTCCAAGCGAACTAATATTCCAATTAAATCCAGATCCTCCTCCGCTACCACCCGACCTTCCTTCATCTCTAGACCGACCATTAGGATTGCTATTCCAACTATAACTACTACCAGTATTATGAGAACCTCCACCTCCACCACCTATTGCAGTGTATAACGATCCAAAAGTAGAATTACCTCCATTAGAGCCTTGATAATTCATTACCGGATGTGCATGATTTCTTATCTGAACTGCCCTAGCTCCACCAGAACCAATAGTTACACTGTAGCTACCAGCAACTAATGAAATATTAGTATTATAAATTAATCCTCCAGCACCTCCGCCTCCGCCCCACTGACCTCCACCACCACCTCCAGCAACCACCAATATATCAGCAGTCAAAGCTCTATCAGTGGTAAATGTACCATCTTCAGTAAAAGTATGGTAAGCAAAATTGGGGCCAAAACGTGTATCTCCTCCGTCTGCTATAAGTACAGACGAACTTGCAAATATTTTTTTAGGTATAAACATCATAGATGATAATCCTGTACGGCGTTACCGTACCAATTAGTGCCATCAGATATAAAGGTTAAAGTATCTAGTCTATTTCCAGAAGCAGTAATAGTTGGAGCTACATTACCAGGAAATTTAACTCCCGTAAATGTTCCAGTAAAGCTACCAGCCCCAGTTTTTAGTAAAACAGTAAAACTTCTACCAGCGTCAGGGGTGGGCATGGTGAATACGCAATTGCCATTAAGAGTATATGTTTGTATTGTGCTATCTGTGATATCTATAGTTCGTACAGTACCAGTATTCCCATTGTCTGTATGAGTTTCTTTATATCCTGTAACTATCAAATCTGCGCCCACTGTTAGATTACCTGTCATGGTATCACCAGTTTTTTGCAGATTAGAGCTTGCTACCGTTGCTCCATAAACTATGTAGTCTACTGTATCTCCCGAAGTAGCAGGAGAGAGCAAATCAAATCGTGAGGCGGTAATAACACTATAATCAATTGAATCTACTAGTTTAACACCATTCAAAAATACAACAAGACTTGAACTAGTAATAGTTTCTGAAGTATTAAATTGTGATTGAGTACTTGTTACACCCACACTAGCTAAAGCGGTATTTGCTGTAGGAGCAGCATTAGCATTTAAAGCTACAACTTCTATCAGGTCTCCACTAGCAGCAGCAGAAGTTAGATTAAATACAGTTCCATTAGTAGCAGAATAGTCGTAAGTCTGACCATCGTGGTCTTCAAAAAGCTTAACTCCATTTTTATAAACATTTATACTACCTACTGTATATCCATTAGTTACAGTAAATGAACTAGTACTTGTAGTAGGAGTATAAGATTGTCTAATTAAATTACTTGTTCCTCCTCCACCAGTACCTGTTTGATCCTGCCAATTAACTGTACCATCACCAGATGTTACCAGAACCTGGCCATATGCTCCATCAACACTAGGTAAAGTATAAGCACCACTAGGAGCAACTATACCACTAACAGGACCAGTAACAGAACCTATAACATCTGCATTCCATCTTCCTTGAGCGTCCCATAAGTTTACTCCGTTAGCTACATTACTAATACTAGAAGGACTATTACTAGAATACCATAATACTCCATTAGGAGGATCTATTGCAAATATTGAACTATTAGAATTGTCGCTAGAATGAACCCAGCTGCTTCCATTGTAGTAAACTCCAACAGACATATAGACTTGACTAGTATATGGTAAAATTGAAAATACAGGATCTCCATTTTCTCTTCTAGCTGTAAATGATGGCTTATTGACACCTTCCATATCTACACATATTCCACCACCATCAAGATAACCACTACCAATAGTAAGTTTAGATGTAGGATATTCGGTAGCTATACCAACACTGTCTTTAGAAGAATCTATAAATAATAGATGACTCTGACCTGTTCCCTCTACCCTAAAGTCATAATTAGCGCCAGCTTGATTGAATACAGTTTCACTAGACAAAAGCTGCAGCCTATTGTTCCCTAACGTTGCAGCAGAACTTGAGACTTGTAAACCATATGCTGCACTACCAATATCTACATTATTACCATCAGCAGTCAGATCTCCAGTAATAGTCAAATATCCATTAATGTCAATATTGCCATTTCCAGTTATATCTCTGCTGTTAAGATCTAAATTACCTCCCAATTGAGGAGAAGGATCTTGTGAAAGTTCTTTAAGGTATACTCCACTAAATGAAGAGGTTGTAAGATCAGACAAATCTAATCTATTAAGAGTTAAAACTTCTGTGGCAGCATCAAAAGCCACACCGGTCACATAGTTATTAGTATCTGTGTCTATACCTGACCAGACCACAGTGCCAGCACCATCAGTAACAAGAGACTGACCTTCTGTTCCGTCGCTAGTTGGAAAAGTAAATGCGTCATTAATATTTAAAGCATTAAAGCTACCACTACCTGCAACATCTAATTTATAATTAGGAGAAGCTGTACCTATACCAATATTAGTCCCATCATCATAAATAATTCCACTTGATATGTTTTTACTTGAAGTCCATTTAGCAAGATAATTCGTTGTGCCGTTTCCTCTTGCATATCTACCATCTAAATTACCAGATATAGAAGCTATTCCCAATCTTGATAGAGTCAGATCTCCATTAACAGGATTAAAAGAAACTCCATCTACAAAATTATTAGTATCGCTACTAATCTCTATATATGTACTACCACTCCATCTGTAAACTTTATTAGTATCTAGAGCAACATATATAATACCGCTTGCAGCAGAGCCAGGAAAATTACCTGTACTGGCATATTCAAGAACATCATCTACATAAGAGGGAAGATTACTTTCAGGAATAACTCCACTGATAATATTTGCATTAACCGAAGTCAACCAAGAAGGATTTTCATATGTTTGATTGGTATATACGACATTACCACTATTGGTATCCACCCAGTTATATGCATCATTCCAATCCCCAGAACTTCCAGTTAGAGTAGCATAAGAAATGTTCCATTGTGTAGAATCTCCACCACTAGCAGTAATAACGCCAGAAACATCAAGCTTAGTAGTAGGACTATTATTTCCTATGCCTACTCTGTTAGTAGAAGAATCTGCAAAAATCAAATTAGATGAACCACTACCACTTACTAAAAAGTCTAGATTCTCATCACCAGCAGGATTGAATAATGATTGAGTAGATCCAAGCCTTAAGGTTTCTAGAACTGACCCGTTTGATTTAGTATTATATAACTTTGTAAGACTTTGTTCAAAATTAACTATTCTGAGATTTTTATCTTCGTCAACTAGTATTGATGTTCCATCAGAAGATGTAGTATTTGTATCAGTATTAGTAAGTTTAATTTCTGGATATATATTAGAGTGTATATGTAGAGAATTTTCGCCACCAGAAGGAGATGGAGAAGTAGTACCTAGACCTAAACCACTACCATCAAAAATTAAATCTGACTGACCATTAATTGTAGTAGAAGATCCGTCAGAAGTAACTAATCTATTACTTCCAGGATTACCTAATGTAACATATTCAGGAGCTGTTTTATGGCCTTCCCATTCTATGACATCATTCAAAGTAGCAGCAGAAGATAGTGTAAATCCAGTTCCATCAACCTCTACATAATCATCACCATTGAGAAGTTTAAGGCCGTTATAATACACATCTAAACTACCAACAGTAAAACCTCCGTTAACGATGAAACTGCTTTTTGTTGATGTAACTATTTCATAGTCACTAAAACCAGACATTATATCGCTAATACCACTCCAGTAAACAATTCCACTACCATCTGTAGCTAATACTTGACGATTGAAACCATCAGAAGCAGGTAGAGTATAACCACTAGGATTTAGTCCACTAATAGTAATACCGCTAACAGTAATCATATCAGCCAGATCAATGTTTATCTTGGCATTTGGATTTTCACTTACAGAAAAATTACTAGAAAAATCTAATATTTCAATATCATCATCACCAACCTGAACACCATTACTATAAATAGTATTAACACTACCGCCACCACCAGCAGCAGAAACTCCACTAAATATAATATTTCCTGCGCCATCTGTAACTAAACTGTGTCCAGTAAGTCCATCTCCTGTAGGTAGTGTATATTGATTGTTGACATTGATACTGTCTGCACTAAAAGTACCAGATACATCTAACTTATAAGCTGGTGTGTCAGTTCCTATACCAACCTTATTTGTTGCACCATCTGCATGGATTAGAGCAATAGGATCATCTTGTGCTTTTACTATGAAGTCGTAATTACCCGTACCGTTGTTAACAATAACAGACTGACTGTTAACTCTAAACCTATTGCCACTAGATCCAATTCCAAAAGCACTAGTTCCAAAAATACCTTGATAAGTTGTAGCATTCCCGCCAGCTCGTATATATGTACTAGTACCAGCTTTACTAGAAACAACAGTAGAATGGCCAGCACTAATAATCATATATTCCTGTCCATGAGTATGATTGCTGTGTTTCATACCAGCATATGTGTCGCCATCAGAATATGCGCAATCACCAATATGAATACCACTACCACCAGTATCTTCAACAATTAATCCACAGTCTCCATCCGCATGTACAAATCTACCCGTGCCATTAACATCTAAATTGTATTCTGGCGTAGTTGTTCCAATACCAACATTACCACTATTGGAAATAATTATTCTACCATTACTGTTTGTACCTATCCTCAGATCATGATCTGTTATTGTTCCTATGTAACCCTTATCAGAGTCAACATTTAAAATATTAATAATGTTGTTTGATGTATTGTTTGCTCTAATTGTGGTATTACCATTATTAGCTACTTCTAATTTAGTACTAGGACTAGAAGTTCCAATACCAACATTACCATCCCCAGCAATACGCATTCTTTCACCACCAGCAGAATTGGCATTAGTACCAAAAACAATAGGCTTGTCTACTCCAACGGTAGATATAGCAAGAGCTTCGTAATTACTATATAAATGAAGACTACCCGAAGGCATATCCATAATACTACCGAGAGCATATCCTGTTCCGTATGCTAACAGTCCGCCTTGTAATAAATCATTACTGTAAAAATAATGATATGCAGCCTTTGTTGGATCGGTTGATCTTTGTTCTAATTTGCTATACCCGTCTATTAAGCGTACTATATTACCACTAACATTAACAAATTGACCAGACGCTGCTGTTAATGTGGTATTACCACTAGTATCAAAAATTATTCTTTCATTATTTTCTTTAAATGCTACTTGACCAGTATCTCTACCCTGATAGAACTTAACAGGAATACCAGATTCTCTAGAACCTATCAGCACATGACTTCGTAACTCTGTTTGAGAAACTCCGCTGTTGCAATATTGAAAACTGGCAACATTTCTATCATCAATATCTCGAATAAGATGACCAGCAAAACTGGTATCATCAAGAGTTCTAGATAATACAGTACCCTCAGTGCCTGTAGGAGCTACAATATGAATTGCAGTTGCAGGATTTGTTGTACCAATACCTACTCTACCAGTTTCAGTAATTCTTACTCTTTCAGTATTATCAACTTTAAATAGTATAGCAGAGCCTTTGCCAACATTATTAGTATCAGCATCAAGAATCAAAAGTCCAGTATGCAAACTACTAGCTTGTTCAACAATTTTAGAACCACCACTAGAATACGATACGCCTAGTCCACCATTGTCATGCAATGTTAAGCCGGGAGCATTTGTCCCACGAATAGTTATTCCTTCATGTACTCCGGTCGCAACAACATCTAGCTGATTAATGGGACTATTTGTTCCGATGCCAACTCTATCTGTACTAGCATCTGTGTAGATTAAAGGATGGTCTCCAGTTCCATGTACTATAAAATCCTGAGTAAGTCCACTAGGATTAATTCTAAATTCAGAAGCATGTATTGTAGCATATCGATTTTGGCCGCCACCAAAAATTAACGGTTTATTTGCATCAAGAGGCCCAACTGCAACGGGTCCTGTAATATTGGTAAATGCAGTTCCTCCAGAGCCAACTGTAGCTATTGAACCACCAGCATAAGCAGTACCATAGCTATACATAGCGCCAAGTCTAGTACCGCTTTCTCTAGCTTCAAATACTACATTATATATAGAATTACCCTGAGCATTTTCATTTAGTATCCAGCTGCCAGTATTATTTATGTTGTGAGCATGTAAAGTAATATTACCACCACTAGCAGTATCGTTAATACCAAGAGTATTTCCACTTTGATGAATAATGCTATCCCTAATAGTATCAACACCGCTAAATACAGGAATAAAATTATTTATTCCAGTACCTTGTATATAACCAGAACCGTCTATATAGTTTGCGTCGTTAGTTAAAAGACTAACATTATCACCACTATGAATTACGATATCAAAATTACCGGTAAGCTGAACCCCATCATTTCTTGTAACTATCAGATCTCTTTCTATAGTACTATAGTTGATACTACTAATAAAAGTATTATCATCAGGCAAACTATCGATCTGAGTCTGTAAGTGGCCAGAAGTAGAAACCAGCTCTCCTGTAGTGGCATACCTGCCATTAAAATTTACAGAAACCGTAGTATCATCTAGTCCTCTGGTGAGAGTGAGAATACCATTAGATGTATCAAAATTTCCACTAGTAATTCTAGAAAGATTAGTGTCGTCAAACAGAACACCAAAGTCAACATCAAAATCCGTGCCATCATCTCTGACAAATGTTGCTTTTCCATCACTATCAATAACGCCTGTGACAAGCCTTGCCAAATTAGTGTCATCCATCGCCCAGCTTAAATCAATATCATTAGACACCCCAGACTCATCTACATAAACTAATTTTGTATTGACGCTATCTCCACTTAGGGAAGTAAGAATGTTGGTATCTACAACTGTTTCCGTCGCAGTAGTTATTCCTGTAGTATGTCCATATTCATCTAGCAATATACTCTGTACATAATTTCTGTTGTTATTAATTGAATCATTTGCTGCATTAGATATATTGGAATGATAGGAAGTACCAGAAACTAAAACTCCTGATAAATTACCTGTTATGCTAACCCCGTCACTCTTATATAAAACCAGATCATTATTACCACTATTAAAAACAACACCAGTAACAGAATGGTCTACAACAGTCTCTGTACCAAGAGAAATTCCTGTAACATGACCATATTGGTCAAAAGATATATTCTGAACATAATCTCTACCACCATTACTTGTATTACCAAGAGCATTATCTATAACAGGATGATTTACTGGTTGGTCCTGCCAAGATACAACACCGCTGCCGTCCGTAACCAATATCTGATCATCATTTCCATCCGTATTAGGAAAAACAAACCCGTTTGAGCCATTAATTTCTAATACATCAAAAATACCAGTTCCACTGGCAATTAAATTATTAATACCACTAACACTATTGTCTGTTACGTCTACAGAACTAAATCCATTTATATCATTAATGTTGTGATTATGACTTTCAAGAGCAAGACCTGTAGCAGTAATTTTCTTGGACCCTGCAACATCTGTTATTTCAATACCACTACCAGATGTTAAATCAGCAGCTATTTTCCAAGAATCATTATTGTAGCTAGTAACAACACCACTCTCACCAACTAATTCATTTAAAGCGAAAGTAAGAGTACCACTTCCATTAGAACCATTATCATCATAAACTATATTTATACCAGAAACCTGTCTAATAAATCCTGTAGAAGTATGGTCTCCACTACCTACAATATCTTGAATAGTCTCCACTTGAGCTCTATCTTGGAAATTTAAACTAGCATCTCCTGTATAGCTAATAACTATAGAGCCATTTCCATCAGTAGATAATCCTATATCTGTACCAGGAGATAATTTACTATCTATTTGTATCCCTGTAACATGGCCATAGACACCTGTAACTCCCGTAAAAGAAATTCCAGATTCACTTAAAAAGCTATTTAAAGAGCCCGCATTAGAAGGATCTTGTAAAGTAGCAAAAGAATAGGGTATAGACTGCCAATTTACATTTCCCGTAGGACCTATTTTAATCCTACCAGTATCACTTTCCCAAGCCATCTCACCATAATGCAAAACAGGATTGGCGACTACCCATTCGGAGTAAGTGCCTCTTCTGATTTGAAGTCTTGTATTAACCGGCATTATGTTTCTCCGTTTTTATTTCCATTTAGTGCTAAGGTGTTCCACAATCAATAGTTGCATTATCTATCACATTATTAATAAAAGAAGTTAATCCAATAATTTCTGAAGCATTAGAAGAACCACCAGAACCACTAGAACTAAAAACGCCTGTAGTTATCTCTATAACATCTGCCGTAGTTGTTTCAAGCTCAACTATACTAATTCCGTCTCCGTGAGTTACAGCTGTACTTGTTTCTATTTCTAAAAGGTTGTTGGTGTCAACAACTTCTACAGTAAAATCACTCATGGTTGACACTCCAGGGCTGTTCCAGACTTACTGTTTCTCTTAATGATAGTTACTGTTCCAAACATAATACGAACAGTATACTTTCCTCCTCCTCCAGCATAATGATCATAATCTGCTTGTAGCTCTAAATCATATTTAGCTGTATTAAAATCATAAGAATTAGTTGTAGAAGCAGGTAGCAAGAAATTGATTTTTCCTGCTGCTCCTACAATTTCAAATTTATAAGCACTCAAATCAACATTCTCTGTAGTAAAAATCTGAGTGGTATTGGAGCTTGTCTTCCAGGTCAATCTGGCGCACCAATTAGTAATATCTATAGGATCTCCATTGGCGTCTTTATAAACCAAAGACATCCTGAATGAAGTTCCTTGTTCTATTTTAAAGTCATAGTTACCAGCGCTCATATGGCATATCTTTCATCAAAAGGCCTGTGGATATAATAGTATACACCTTAGTATACTTATACTTCTACCGCAATAATTTAATAAAAAAAGCCGCCCCAGCGAGAGGCGGCTTTCTATTAGTGATAAAGATATCGCCAGAAATTAGACAGCACCAAGAAGAACTCTTCTGTTGTCTAGAACAGCAAAACCAAGTTCTGCCCATCCGTAGAAGCCTGCTCTCTTTTGACGATGTAAGCTATCGTCTTCGAAGATTTGAACTTCTTGTCGAACTGGCATGATAAAGCTATCTCTTTTGCGTAGGTCCAGACCCACAACAATTTCAGATTTGCTACCAGGAACAGTTTGATTTAAGGCATCAGCGCCACCATAGAAGTTTTGATATTCTTGGCCAACACCAAGCTCATCTCTGTCATGGAGATTAACACCAAAGATTCTGTTAACAGCGCCATCAGCAGCTGTATAAATCTCTCTTCTAGTGACTTCATCAACAATATCGACACCCCAATTTCTGATGTCTTCCATAGCTTCTGGAGAAACATAGAGATCAGTAAGAGCGCCTCTATTAGCTGAAGAACTGTTACCACCACCATTACGACGCATGACGGTTTTCATAAGGCTAACAAGTCTCTTTGTGAACTGGTTAGCAGCAGCATCACTGTCAAAGACAACGATGTTACGGTCAACACCAGCAGCAAGAAGAGTATGCCATCCATCGTCATTCATCTTCTTAACAAAAGAACCTTCGAGGACTTCCATAGCACGACCAACTACGTCCCATCTAGCATCACGAGCATACTTTAAGAGGTAGTCGATTGAAGCTCCTACGTCATAAGTTGGAACCATGACGTAATCACTTTCGACGTGACGCTCTGGAATATATCCATGATTAGGAATAGTGTAAGCAACGAAATCTCTTTCGGTGCCAGGTGCAAGGAAATCAAGAGGAAATTCAGGAGTAGCTCCAGGAGCTAGCTGAACTGACTCAAAAATATTGTCTAGAATGTTGCCACTCATAAGACCTTGTCTAAGTGGAAGCTCTAAAGCTTTTGCAAACTCTTTGTTTGCTGCTAAAGCAACTTCTCTGTCTGCTGATCCAGACTTGACCAGAAGATCTGTGATTTCTGGTGTTGGTTTGAAAGTATCTGCCATTATTTGTTCTCCCTTTGTTAGTTTCAAGAAATGTTGATGTCTACTTTGGCGTAGCCGTCGGAATCTTTACCACTTAAAAACATACCAACTGCAGAAGCACCAGTGGCTTGTGCATTACTAAGATTACCATTTGCGGCAACATAAGCTGTTTCACCAGCTTTTGGAGTCACAGAAGCAATAGCATCTGTAGTAACTTGACCTTGGCGAAGCAAGGTGACTTTACCACCCTTTTGTACTTCGTCTTTGTACCAATTAATGTGCTGTTTGGTAAGATCGTAATCTTTAACGTCATTAAGTAAGACACCAATAGGTGCTCTACCGCTAGGGTCAACAGCATATTCAACACTAGCACCAGCGTCATCCATAGATGCGCCAGTATTACTATTTGCTGCGCCAGTAGCTGCAACAGCAACACCACCTCGCTCAGCAACTGCATTCATGAAGAAAGAGATGTCTGTGTGAGATTCAATTCTATCTGGTTTAAGAGCCATGTGTATTTCTCCCTTTAAAAAGTTAGTTTTTTGTACTGAGTCTGGAATTAACAAAATCAACAAGAGCAGCGCGAGTGCTTTCTACTGAATCTTCAGCTTCTTCACCTACACTGAGATTTACTTCTTCTTCAACTTCGACACTGTCAAGAATCTCAGCAGATGTTTCTTCTGATTCTTCTGCTTCTTGTTCTTCTGATGTAGCTTCAGTTTCTTCACCTATAGCAGGACTCATCTTGCGTGGTGATTTACTTTCAGCTTCTTCGTCTTTGTTTACCATCTTTTTCATTTTGTTTGGATCCATCGCCTCTTCTTTTTTAACAGGCTTCATACCAGCCAAAACTTCAGTCATGGCATCAAAAGTTTCATCGTCGAGTGATTCAAATTTCTCAAGAGTAGCTTCAGCGGAATCAGCATCGACTCCAGACTCTAACAATTGAGCTTTTCTTTTCATTAACTTCTCTTTTTTCTCCATCTCTTCTTCTTTCATCTTGTATTCAGCGATGATAGAATCAGAACTGGCAATAGATTCTGTTAATGATGCAATTTTTTCTTCGTGAGCTTTGATCGTTTCTTCATGAGAAGCGATAGTCTCTAAAGCAGTACTAAGTTCAGTATTCTTAGTTTCAGTTTCTTCTGACTTAGCCTTTAACTCTTCATCAAGCTTAGAGATCTGATCAGCCTTGGCTTCAGAATCAGATTTGCTTGCAGTAAGAGCTTCGGATAATTCAGAGTACTGTTTTTCTAGATCTGAAGCGGTCTTGCTGAAACTATCTTGGATAGATTCAGAAGACTTAGCAATGCTTTCAATCTGATTTTTAATTTCTGATACGTCTTTATCTAAGTTCATGGGTTCAACCTCCGAGTTAAAGCTTGACTTAAGTGTAGTTACACCTAATTCTGTAAAATTGTTAATATTTTTTAATTCATTATCTGCAGATTCTGTCTTCATTGTCAGTATAACGCTTTCTGGATTGGCAGGTTTGGCCACAAATCCTTTACCGCTAAATACTATTTGTCTTAAAACTCTACCAATTTTGTAATCCTCGTGTTCTCCCGTACCTCCATATGCTCTAAGATGTTTAGTCAAATAAGCAGTAGTTTCACTACGGGGCAAAATCTCGTAAGCATTAGTCTGTTTGTTTAAAAGACCATAATCAAAGCCACTAAACATACATTCCATACTAACATATTTTTCGCCATTTTCAATCTCATGTATTAATTGTTCTGCTCTTAATTTTAATTTAGGATCTGAAAAAGCTCTATAAATTACTGAGCCAGTTAATATATGATACTTTTTGGGTAAGTTATCCTCAGGAGTATCTTTATCAATCAACATACCTTCTTCAGTAATTGGCCAGTTAGAAATAATATGGCCAATGATTGTATTTTCATCATGCTCTAAATTAGTGGGTTTATCCTCTGGAGTATTCTTTGCTCTCCAGATTTCTTTTCCCTCAAAAATATCGTCATTTCTGTTCCAATTAGAGGTCACCAGTATGGACTGAACATAGTATAAGTCTTCATCTTTATAAGATGCTAAAGTTTTATATTCTTTCTCGGAAGATGAAAAGATGCTGTCCTTAGAACAAGGTACTGCCTGAGCAGCATAAGAAATAGACGCATTACTCTTAATAACGTCTGCTATGCCATCAGCAATTTCAACATCATAAATTTTTAGATTATTCATATTTTATCGTACCTTTTGTGGATATACGTGTTCATACACCAAAGAGTAAAAAGAAGATTTTATATATTTTAAAGATTCTGAAGTTAATTCTTTGCCTACTTGATGTCTGACATCTTTCAGCCAATCATTGAATTTTTTGTACATTTCGGTATTTGGTTTATTATTTATTTGTGCAAGTGTTGTCTGAACTAAATCTTTATTTATCTTGGATTCTGGCTTGACTGAGAATAATATCTGGGTTTTCAATTTGTCTAATTCTTTGTGTTCTGCCTTGGATAAACTTCTCAAATTTTTCTTGCTGTAAAAACTCAGCATAATTGGATTAATTATTTCCGCGATTTCATCTTGAGCTTCCGCTGCCCAGATTGTAATTTTTGCTCCGGTTTGGGGTTTGAAAGTTCTCTCTTTTCGTTTCTCTGTATCTTTAGATAATTTGGGTCTTCCTTCTCCCGGTACTCCAGGCAACGATTCTTTCGAATCGTTAGCCAACTTCGTTGATGGCTTTTTCGACTTTAATTCCATTGGCGTTGTTTCCGAGTCCAATTTCTCTGGTAAATCCAAACCCACTTGGGAAGGCGTAACAACACCTAATTGTAAAGATAGTTTCTTTAAAGCGTTTTCGAACTGAGGATCATGGAAAGGTCCAGATTTGTCTATCATTCGTTTTGATTTCCTATCTCTGTTTTCTCTGTTAAGTCTAGTCTTTTCCATATCAGGATCGAAACCAAATTTACTTTGTAGTAATTCGTCACTAATTAGGTTCCTATCAGCAAGCTGTATTAAAAGAGCTTTTTCTGCGTCCTCATTACTTAAGTCCATCCTATCAAATTCTATAGAAGCAGCAAATCTAAATCCCATAGCTTTCTGTACTGCTGCTATTTCTTTTTCCCAAAAAGCAGTCAGCATATCTCTACCATACTGTAATCTTTGGGTAAGAGTTTTTAATGATATAAAATTATTTGTAGTTCCCGCTGCTCCAAACGTACCCGTTAAAGTAGGAGGAATACCTAATCCAGCATAAATACTATTAAGATGAGGAGTATACTTACCTTCACCCAAGAAATTATGTACATTCGTTTTGCTTTCTACTAATTCAATATCCGGACCCCAAACGAGATCCATCGTGCCGCCACCAACATTATTACCTAAAATTTGTGCCAGTTTTGCTGTGGCAGCTTTTGTAGGAGCAATCTTATGTTCTAAACTACCTAACTTGAAAATTCTGATATTTGATATAGCTCCATCAAGAGCAGCAATATCTGCAAGCTTTAATTTTTCGATTACTGTAATATCATCCATGATAGCATATATCATAGGATATGCCCAAGTCTGCCAATCATCTTTTTTATAATGATAGACTAAAGTTTTATCTGGATCTAATGGATAGCCCTTTCTTCCCTTGGCAGCTTCAATAATCGCTGGAGGTAAATTGGCTATGATATTTTTTTCATTTTCGTTTTTTGGAGAATTGATAGTCTTCCTTATAGAAGCAGGTAATTTTAACTCGTAAAATCTATCATGAACAAAAGAAGATAATGAGCCAGCAGAAACTTCTACACATACAGGATCAATAAAAGTGTATCTCCAAGGAATTTCTCTTCTTTCTACTTTAATATCAGATATGGAATCAATCTTTAAATCTGCAACACCAATAGCTTTATATAGATTGTTGTTAACTTTAGTTGATATTTTACCTGTCTGTTTATTGATTACTACATTGCCTGTTTTATATAGATTATTAAGAAATCTCTCTGATCTATCTTTCCCAGCTACTTTCTTAAACCAGTTTCTGTAGAATCTTTCAATCCTTTTGTTTTTATGTACTATCTTTATTCCCTGAACAGCAAAGTCTCCCATTAAATCAATAACGTTTTTTACTAGACCTACTCTTTGATAAACATCTTCTGCTTTTTTAATAATTCTCTTAACATGCTTCGGTACCGCTTCGTCTGGCCTGAAGTAGTCATAATCTGTTCTAGTAAGTCCTGGTCTGCCACCAGTATTTCCATCAAGATTAGAAAAATCATTAAAATATCTTCTACTAGCAGTAGCTTTATTTATTCCTGTATATTCTTCTAAAGCTCCAGCTGAAGCCTTCAAAGCATCTTCATGAGTATTGGGATCACTATTCCAAAAAACATAAGCCTCATCAGGGGAAATAGAGGCATTTTGAATAGGGTTTTTATCTTCGGGTTTTTCTGGCATCGTATTGCTTTTGTAATGGGATTGTAATGGGATTAATATCTAATACACTAATTATCTGTAAATTCCAGTATAAATGTCTCCATCATTTGCTCCGGAAGTGAACCAATCTGGACCTTTGTACATTTCTCCGTCTTTTGAGGCTTTACTGCTTCTAAGATTGTCTCCAATAACATCATAAGATATAGGAGCTTCTTGTCTATGTATTTGTCTTGCTAGCATATTTGCTATAACTAAAGAACTGTATCTATCTTTACGTAATCTACCTCGTTTACCTCCGTGCATCTTAACTTCAGGAGTATCCCATCTATCTCTAGCATTTGGACCTGTACTAGTTTGGGTCATTACAATGGTGGTTAATTCATTCTTTAGTTCCTCAATGTCCATAATACAATCTCCTAGACTATCATAAACATTGGTATTATCGGATTCTAAAATATCTTTTCCTTCTTCTAACATAGACAAACCTATGCTTAAATCATCAAATCTTGGGAATAGCAATAATTTGTCTTCTAGATCTTTTCGTAGTCCGTGATTAGCCTGTGCTGTCCAATCCGCCTTAGCGAACTGCACAAGTTCTAGAATATGCAATCCTGCTTTGCCGTCTGTCTCTTTTGCTTTATTAGGATTGATGGCTGGCCATATAGGAACTTCTCCTTCTTGTAATTTAGAAGGATCATGTAAAGCTTCTTCTATTGCAACGCCTCCTCCTTGGGCATCCAAACCTATTCGTGCGCAAGGAAAAATCTTCATCAGATCCCTTATCTTTCTAGCACAAAATCCATAAAAATCATGTTCGTTAACTAATCCTGTTTTTTGTCTATCTTGAAAATTAGATCTATTAGTAGTCCATACATGAACCACTCTGCTATGGTCTGAATGTAATTCTAGAATCACTATACAAAAATTATCTTTTTCTGAGGCTGGGTCAATACCATAGATATATTGTAGATCAGGATCTCCTTTTACCTTAGCTTCAAAAATAATTTCTTTTTCTCCAATCTTAATTGGATTACTATTGCCTGTTACACAACTTTCAATAAGACTTCTTCTGAAAAATCCTTCGCTATCATTTACAAAACACGCAGCATATTCCATATTGTATATTCCGGTATGTATAGTGGCCTTGGCTCTAGATACCTGTTTGTCGTCCATAAATCCTTTAGGAATTAATTCATAAGGTATTCTTATAACACTATAGTCTTTCCAGTTAAAGTTTTCTGGAACTTCTCCTTTAAATATTTCTTGTAGTTTCTTAGGGTCTCCTTTGCTTTCTACAATTGTCTTGTATCTTTGCCAATACTGAGCAAAATGTTTAAATCCATAATCTGCTGTACCTGATATAATGGCTTGATTACTTTTTTTAGAGGATAGTTCATCTAGTTGATCACTCCATAGTCCAGCATCTTGCATAGCTTTCTTACGAGCTTCTTGTTTTACATTTTCTATAGGACTAGCGCTAACGGCAGCAAAACCAGCAACAACTGTTTCATATATATCTGGAGATATAGAAGCAAATTCATCAGCAATAATAATATGCGCCCTTAAACCTCTAATCTTACTACCGTCACCCATAGGGATAGCTATCGTCCAACTATCACCCAATCTCATAGTACATCTATCTACATCTCTACGAGGACCATCATTATTTCCGCTAAAGATACTTCTAAGCACAGGACTATTTTTCCATATATTTTCCATATATTCAAATATAATTTTACTCTGTCTAAAAGCAGCACCTACTACAACTATCTTAGTTCCCGGAACAAAAGTACATTTTAAGATACAATATAAACTCATTAGAAAAGATTTACCAAAACCACGACTTGCTATAAACATAGGAAAAGGTCGGTGCCAAAATTCTTGTAAAATAACCATCTGTATCGGATGAAGCTCTATATCAAAAAGCATTTTAACTGTGGACCCGATATAATCCGTATCTCTCATCAATTTCATTAGATGTAAATCTGGAATTTCTATATCTTGCTTAGACCTATGAATCATAGGATTTTTAACTTCTAAACTAGATAAGTCTCCTAATCCTAGCCAAGCATTATCGTAATTAGTCATTGTTAGATTCCTTAGCGATATGGTAGTACATCCTTTTGAAAATCATACTAGCTAATTTACTAGCACTAGCATCATCACCACAAAAGATAACATTGATATTATGTTTAAGTTCTAAGTCTAATATATTTTTCATTATAAAGGCTGGAGATATTCTAATTTTGCTCCACATTCTTTTTGGAACATTAGATCCTTGAGGATATCTAAGAACATCATTTAAGTCAAATTCTAGTAATACGAAAGGGTATTTAATCTCTTTAAGTCTGTTTATAACGTCCTTAAATCTAGACTCCGTAATATTATTGGCTACCTCACTAACAGACTTTTTTCTTTCAATACAGATGATATCTTCCAGACCTTCTATAGAATAATCTCCTGTATCTAATTTAGCTATACTGGTACTGTAGTCTTCAAAAGACCAAGGCTGCTGTTCTCTGGTGTCGACAATGATTCTAAAGTCTTCATTCTTCATTATGTAGTAACGGCTTTAGCTGCCTTAAGTTTTCTTGATTTATAAATAGCTCTCTGCACCATAGACTTAGCAACAAACTCTACATAAGGAAGTTTCCGTTTAGTACTTTCTTCTTTTAGCCAAGACAATATTGTATCCATATTCTCTTCGCACCAATCTGGTCCTTTATCATTCATTTCCAAAGCGTGTTTACGACAACTACAATTAGAAGAAGACTTAATCCCTATGGTTTTAATCATATTAGTTAAGATACTTCCTGGTCCATCAGGATCTTGTTCTAAGGTTTTAGGAAACTGATCGTTTAATGTCGCTTCTGGATCTTCTCCCAAAAGCATCAATAGCTTATATTGCAAAACTTCGTGGCTAATTTCTCCATTTAATGCCTCGTACTCATCTCCTTTTACAACAACAAATTGCCCTGGAACATTTACAAAAGTTGCTACAACAGTTTTCTGAGAAGGCTGATCGTGATATACTACATCCAACTCGCTGGTAACAATAGCTTCTGGAGTAATAACCTTTTCTGCTTCAGTATAAGGAGGAGGCTGAATAGTCAATTCCTTGTCTAATTTAATCATTTCTTTTTTCCTTTGTTTTTCTGAGAATCCTGTAATAATATTTTTAAAAATGCTGTGCTATATTGATCTTCCATTCCTCTTATCATATCATGATGCTGCTTGCAAAGTGTTATTCCATTATTTATTTCGTATCTCAAATGAGGAAAGTCCGACCAAGTTTTAATGTGGTGTGCATTTATCTTATAACGAGATTTACAATTAGGCCATCTACAACAGAATTTATCTCTCTTGTAAACGTCTTTCCGCCATTTTTTATAAACCGGGTCATTAAAGTTTCTTTTCATTTTTAAATGCTTCCAAATCACTATACACCATATTGGCCACTAACTTCTTAAAATCATACTCCGGCTGCCAACCAAGAGTCTCTTTAGCTTTAGTAGAATCTCCTTTCAGAAATTCTACCTCACAAGGCCTGTAAAAGGCGGGATCAATCATTATATAGTCATTATAATCCATATCGAATAATTGAAAAGCCTCTTTTAGGAAATCTTTGACACTGTGGGTTTTTCCTGTTGCGATGACATAATCATCGGGTTTATCATGATTTAGTATCATATGCATAGATTTAACATAATCCTCAGCATGACCCCAATCTCTATAAGCGTTAATATTTCCTAGTCTTAATTTTTCATCTTTATTAATAAGGCCATTAATCAATTTTGATAAATATATAGTAATCTTTCTTGTAACAAAATTGGATCCTCTGCGAGGACTTTCGTGATTAAATAGTATACCGCTACAACCAAACAAGTCGTAAGAGTGTCTATAAATATGCACCATGTGATGTGAACATAATTTAGAACATGCATATGGGCTCTGCGGGAGCATGGGTGTTTGCTCGTTCTGATATTTCTCACCTTCTGCATCAACCAAATAATTTCGCCCAAACATCTCACTTGTGCTAGCTTGGTAGAATCTAGTATGCGGGGAATGCAATCTAATAGATTCTAAGACATTTGTGACACCTACGGCATTTATTTCAAACGTAGTTGTAGGCTGTTTAAAACTAGTTCCTACATGACTCTGTGCAGCTAGATTATAAAACTCATCAGGTTGATATTCCTTTAATGTGGAACCACAATCTGAAGGATCTGTCAAATCGAACTCATTAAGAATAAAATTGGTATGCCGCAAAAAAGAACCTATCCTGCTGGTATTATTATTGCTAGATCTTCTATGTAGACCTACTACCTTGTATCCTAGTTCTAATAGATACTCTGCCAGATATGATCCGTCTTGTCCTGTAATTCCGCTTACTAAAGCTGTTTTCATAATATTATTCCTGATTTTCTGGTAATAGAAACGGCTGGTCTACTCCCTTGTCTTCATAGGTATGTAAGTCCGACAGTTTCTCTTTAAAGCTTTTGGATGCCATATTAAGGATTTCCATTTCCTTGCCTTGCTTTTCTCGCAACTCCTCATCCTCTAGCATACGTATTAATCCTACCCAACTGCTTTTTCCATCTTCGATCCGCTTGATTCTCTGTTCTCTTGTAGCCTTTAGATCTTTACTTATCTTTTGTTGTTCGGCCAGTAATTTGGTATATTCATTAGTATAGTTGGCAATGCTATTTCTTGCAAAACTCAACTGGGTTTCTAAATTGGCCAACTTGTTAAGATCTCTATCGGCCTCTTTCAATTCATACTCAGAATCTACTTGTCTCTGTAGCTTCTCAGTTTCACTAATATGACGTTTGCGTTCTTTCATACTCCTATTAATAAGGATGTCTATGGTGATAAATTGTTTTATTTGTAATTCTTCTGCAGGAAGTACGTCTTCCCTGAACTGTTTAATAAGACCAATCCATGTATTTTCAAAATATGATAGTTCACCAGTGGTTTCATCAAACTGTTTTTCTATTTCACTCCAGAAGGTTTTACTATGTAGTTTAGATCTAAGGAACTCTATCTGTTTATCGTCTTCTCCTGAGAGTAAGCGGTTTTTATCTATATATTTTTTAATAGGGCCAGTTGTACGGTTTAGGTGGGAAGATATGTCTTCTATAGATAATTTGTCTATATTATCCTTTATGTATTGTTCTTCCTCTAGGCTTAATTGGCCTCTTTTTTTAGGGATTTTTGATTTAGACATTTAAAGTTCTCTATAAGGGATTCAATATACTTCTGTAATTTAACTACTTCAGATTTAGGTACTTTAGCTCCATGTTTAAGTTTAAGGTATGATTCTCTGTGTTGTGCTTCTACATTCTCGTCTAGAAAGTTTATAATCTCTTTGTTTTCTAGGTTTTGCAGGAATGAGTCCTTTGTGAGGGAAGATGTAATATTCTGATTTTCAGATATATACTGTGGTTGCATTATGTTCTTCTTGGCGTCATTACGATTAAACCAAGAGGCATATAGTTCACAGTTTAATTTATCTTTGTGTTCTAGGCATTGATTATCAGATTTAGCATAATGCTTATCGAATAATGGACAAGATTGACAGGGTTTATCTGGACGTTGATAATTATTACGCTTGTAATTAAATAGGCGATTTCTAACGTGTGTCCAAAGAAAGTTTTCTAAGGGTCTGCCTTTGTCGTAATTTTGCAAGCCTTCTATAGCGAATATAGCTGCTTGTTGTTTCATATCTTCAATTTCGTGATATCCAAATTTAAATTTTATGGCCAATCTTTTTGTGATATTTTCGAGTGCTTCCAGAAACTCTTTCTCGCAGACACCATTTAAGTAAGAATCTTTATTGTGTTTTTTCTCTTTCGGAAGAGATTGATTCTTGGTCGGATTCTTCTGTGTCTTCTTGAGAGCTTTCTGTGTGTTCCTCGTTATCTTCTTCGTCTGTTTCGTTACTTTTATTTTTTTGGTCATTTAGTAATTCATTTATGGATGCGGTGGATTTAGCTTCCAAATCTAGTGATACATCTAAGTCTTTGGAGGCCTTTGTATGTAGTACTGTTTCTACCGGTGTGCCTTCAAATGGTTGCATTTTTTCTCCTTGCTCAAAGTGATCAATTATTTATTATAGTAACATGTAACTTAAAGTAGTCAATATAATTTACACGAAAAAGGATAAAACATGGCCACTTATAAAAAATGGCAAAATTCTGAACTAGAGTTTATTAAGCAGAATAAGGATTCTATGAGCGATGTAGAACTAGCAGGTAAATTAACCCAAATGTCTAATAGTAATGTTACTACAAGCATGATTAGGAGACAAAGGAGAAAATTAGGAATTGTTAAGCCAAAAGGCAGAAGAAAGCAGTTTATTGCTATTTCAGACAGTCAGGGAATATCTACAAGCCAAGACACTCCTAATCTAGATCCATAAATAGTTTGCAAGCTAAGTCGTCGATGTAGAGTATATGACACGAAAGATTAGAGGAACAATCGACAGATATGTGTGGAATAGTAGGTTATTTAGGAAAAGACAACGCTGTACCTTTTTTAATAGAAGGTTTAAAAAGATTAGAATATAGAGGGTATGATAGCGCAGGTATATCCTTTATAAAGAAAAAAGACGGTCAGATAAAAACATTCAAGCAAAGTGGTAGTATAGAAGATTTGGATGTTTCTAAGAAATATACCGGAAATATAGGAATAGGTCATACTAGGTGGGCAACGCATGGTAAAGCCTGTAAAAGAAATGCTCATCCTCATGTAACATATAATAACTCCCTAGCTTTGGTTCATAATGGAATCATAGAAAACTATAAAGAAATAAAGGATAGTTTGGGAGACAAATATACAATTAATTCAGATACGGATTCTGAAATATTGCTATATCTAATATATGATGTGCTTCAAGGTGTGGGGGACTTATTTAATACTGTAAAGATAGCTACAGAAAAAGTAGTAGGGGCATATGCTTTTATACTATTAGATCAACAAAATCCTGATACATTAGTGTGTGCCAAGAAAGGAAGTAGCTTGTGTATAGGGGTGCAAGACAATAACTATTATATAGCCAGCGATGTAAGTGCATTTAATAAAGATACTCATAATATTATCTCTCTAGAAGATGGTTATATAACCAAGATACAAAAAGACAAGATAGAACACTATGATAGTAATGTTAAGGATGTTACACAATGCAATCTAGAAAAAGTATATAATCACGCATATGAAATTACTAAAGAAAATTATTCTAGTTTTATGTTAAAGGAAGTACATGAGCAGCCGAAGGCTATTAGTGAATGTTTGTTAGGCAGAATAGATGGCTATAAGATTAAACTGGGCGGTTTTGATAATAAGAAAATGTTTATTAGAGCTAGAAGGATTACACTTTTAGGTTGTGGTTCTAGTTGGCATGCTGGTTTATTGGGTAAGTATTATATAGAAGAGTTAGCAGGAGTAGGAATAAATGTAGAATATGCAAGTGAGTTTAGATATCGAGATCCTGTTATTGAAAACGGAGATATTGTAATAGGTATATCTCAGTCAGGAGAAACAGCAGATACTATTGCTGCTCTGAGACTAGCGAAAGAAAAAGGTGCTATTACGATAGGGATTTGTAATACTATCAATTCTGAAATAAGTAAGATGACAGAGTGTGGAATTTATACGCGATGCGGTATAGAAGTAGGGGTTGCTAGTACCAAAGCTTTTACAAATCAATGTTTATCATTATTGTTATTAGCTCTAATGATAGATCAAACTACGAATCATACAGATTTACGTAAAAGAAAAAAGGTTATAGATAGTATAAAAGATTTACCCATACTAATGACAGAAGCTATTAAAGATTGTGCAGAATTAAGGGAGTTGGCTGAAAGGTTTTATAATAAAAAGAATTGTTTGTTTTTAGGTAGGGGTTATAACTTTCCAATAGCTCTAGAGGGTGCTTTGAAGTTAAAGGAGATATCTTATATACATGCTGAAGGATATCCGGCAGCAGAAATGAAACATGGGCCTATAGCTTTAGTTGATAATAAGATGCCTGTAGTAGTAATAGCGAACCATAGTAAAGAATATAATAAAATTTTAAATAATAAGATGGAGATAGAATCTAGGGGTGGTCAGATTATAGCTATATTGAATCACGACAATGATGACAATATAGGAAAGTATAATATAAAGGTTCCGTCATGCGATGACATAATTACTCCATTCATGTCTTTAGTTCCATTACAGCTATTCGCTTTGCATTGTGCGGAAGGTCGAGGATGTAATGTTGACAAACCAAGAAATTTAGCAAAGAGTGTTACTGTGGAATGAATATAATTATACTTAACAAAGACACAGATGAAAATTATATAAAAGGATACATGGAATGTATTAGCGTTTTAAATAATTCAGATTGTGTTGTGCAGAATGTTGAGGCTGTAAGAGATGTTGTAGCGCGTAGAAGAAATATAATTACATATTTAGGAATACAAGAAGATCGTGTAGTAGCTACAGCTACAATAGTATTGGAAATTAAATTAAGATATAATAAGATGTGCTGCCATATAGAAGATGTTGCTACAAGGTTAGAAGACAGAGGCAAAGGTTATGGAAAGCAAATGGTAGAACATTGTGTTAAAGGAGCAAAAGATAATAACTGCTACAAGGTAAAGCTTAACTGTGAAGAACACTTGATTCCTTTTTACAGCTCCTTGGGGTTCGAGCGTCATGGGGCGCATATGTATCAATAATAGATAATATATGGCTAATAAACTGGCCAATTATATATGGTGGCGCTTATTTTGTATATACCACCCCGCGATTTTTCATACCGATACCCTGTTTATCTTGCGTTTATAAAAACCCCCCTACCATAAGTGCTTGATAGGACAGTACTTACGTGTTTTCCAACCCCACGGCTAGTTATTTTGGGGGGTATACAAGAAAAAATGTGTTTTGTTGTAAAGTTTTCGCCTGGACAAGCCGATAACATATATAGGTAACAATAACACACGGAGAAATACAATGTTGACAATCGCCACACTACTAAGTATGTTCGTAGGATACGAGGGATATGATAACGGCAAACTGTACATAGGTACATATACTAGCACGTGTGAATATGGGTGGGTTGTAACAGATAGCGAAATTTATCTCGATACAATCTACGAAAAAAAATAAAAATTTTTTAAGATTACCCCTTGACTTTTCCGAATAAGTATATATACTTGAAATATAACAAGTAAACAAATTAGAAAGAATTAAAAATGTTAAACACTTCAAAAAATTTCGAAATAACTTATTCCACCGATTGCTGCGGATACCCTTGCCATTCAGATCAGGACATCTGCCCAGAATGTTTAGAACATTGTGAAGTAATCGAAGATCGTATCGACTACGATTGTTCCGAAGCTGTTCACGCTGCTCAGGGATTAGATTATTTTTGCAGTTGATGTAGATAATAAAATTTGGTACACTTTTGATACACTTACCACGGAGAAATTGAGATGCTAGATATAAATACTCAGCTGTTAATTGCCGCCCTAGAAAATGAAGGTGTGGTAGAACCTTGCGACGATATCAACGCCCATCCGCTTGATTGGTGCGAAGTAACCGGAGTAGATTTGTGTGATGAAATTTGGCCAGAAGCTATGGAGGTGTGCTGATGCCGGAATGGTTATTAGGTATGATGTATGTAGTAATGTTTGCTTGCCTATTTGGTAATTTTGTTTTTAGGGAATACGACTGACGTAAACCCTTATCAGTAAAGGACTTAGGAGCAATCCGGGGCGCCGGGTTACCTATGTTACCTATCTTAACAATAGCAAATGCTATGCCAAAAGAAAAAAAATTTATGGCATGATATTTGCACACAGAAAAAAAATAAAAATATTTCTAAATTAGTGCTTGACAAATTCCGATACTATATATATACTTAGGATATAACAAGTAAACAATAATAGAAAGAAAAGAAAATGTTAAACTTAATTATCACTTCAGATTGCTGTGGTTCCGATGTTGTTCTTGAAGATATTTGCACTGCTTGCGGTGAGCATTGCGAAGTTATCAAAGAGGAGGTTTCAGAATAAATAACTCTTGACAAGCTAAAGTTCACAGTATAAAATTACCGATATAATTACCAGACGATTTCACACACACTAAACAGGAATAAAACAATGGCGACTAAAGTAAAAGCAGAAGTTTGTAACCGAGCAGTAGTACGATACAAAAATGACAAGATCAAAACACAAGCATACACAGACGAGGCATCAAGGCAAATTGTTGAAGCCGGAGATTCTAAAGCTATTGGACGTATGGGCGAATACGTTGTGATGGAACAATTAGAGGATTTAGGATTCAAGGTAAAATTACTAAGCGGTGTTGATTCTTGTGACCTAAAGGTAAAAATAGGGCAAAGCTGGAAACGTGTAGAAGTAAAAACATCAACGGTTGGACTCAACACAACAGCAAGAGCAGACGGAACTAGAAGCAAGAAGTATGCTTTCAATGCAATAAAAACCGAATTATTTGATATGATTGTTTTTGTGTTCGTAGATTATGATAAAACAGTTATTAAGGTAGGAGGTGCAGAGGCTAAAAAGTTTGTAGACTTATGGGGATCAAATGCCATCAACGGAAAAATTATTGTTTTCCCTGAAAACTATCGACACTGTAAAGAATTTGGTCGGGAAATTATGCTTGACATAAACAAGAAAAATGTTAGACTATCACTCAAATAAGGAGAAAAAAATGAGAAGTGGAACACCAATACGACACAAGTCAGGATTAAGAGAGTGGAGGGTATGGACATCTAATGCCGAAACAGGAGACTCTCAGGCTCACGGAAAGGTAACAGCAAGAAGCGAATTAGAAGCCTTGCAATATGTTCCTAACAAGATTAAAATGTTGGGATATGTAGAACTAGTCGAGATCATTATTGAGGAGTAGTAAATTGAAAACTTGCAAAGTAAACCCACTGAAGCTAAATGAAACACGGTTCGAGGCAACTGCACACGAAGGAGGTCGATATGTTAAGCGTTACTATTTCTCTAATGGTCTTGGCGCTAGTGTCGCATGTCATAGTGGTACTTATGGCGGTCACGCTGGATACTTTGAGGTCGCTATTCTCAAATATGATCTCGGAACCGATCCAGAGATAACAAGTGAAATTATATATGACCAGCCAATTAATGAACATCTTGGTTGTGTTGATGTTATTGGATGGCGTGACTTTTTCGAAGTAGCTGATATACTACAGCAGATCAGGAACTATAACACTGGGGAGTACGCTATCAATGACTGATACTGAAACACTAATGAGAAAATATCCTATGCTATCGGCTGCTTGGGATGAATGCACACAAATATGGGAAGGGATTGAGCAGAATGGAAACCTTCATAAGTTCAATAGGAAAGCTATGCGGGAAATTGTAAAGAGTGAACAGGCTAAGGTTGACGATAGATATCTGAGCAGTAAGGACAATATGATAAATCCAGTAGGTAAGCCAGGGAGTGAGGAAAGAATAGTTGCATTGGCTGAAAGATATGCTACACTTACAGAAACAGAAACATCACCATTTGGAGAATGATCATGGAATTCACACTAAGCAAAACCAAAATAAATAAGTATCCGACGTATGAACAAATAAGACTAAATATGAGACACTGGTCTCAAAAGATTGGGTGGTGTATATTTAGCAACACGCTGGATAAAGAAACATATGACGACTTGCCTTTGAATGAATGGACACACACAGCATACAATGAAGACTACAGTAAAAAGTTTGTAAACATATCACACAAAGAAATGACACAACTGCTATTTGACGAATATGAGGCATTGAAAAGCAAGGGCGATAGAAGGATACCGAAACGAACGTAAAGCCTTACCAGTAAACGACTTACACACGACCCGGCCCGCCGGAAAATAATTTCAATTTTATCTATTGACAACTAAAGTTATACCCTATATAATGTCGATATAACAAGTAGCACATTAACCACGGAGAAACGACAATGAAAATCACATGCCAAGGATACGCTTACGATTGTTCTTATGATGTAAAAATCGGTGACAAGGTGTTGGTAAGTGTATCAAGTACATTTGCTGACATATTTGGACGGACTAGAGAGGTAAAAGTTACATCTCTAACTAGTGACTATGACGGATATTGTGAACGAGTACTAAAGGTTTTGGAGGACTAATGATGAAAAAAGGATTTGACGCAGACGCATTCTGTGTTATACTGTTTTTGGTTGTTACGGTTTCGATGATCTTACTGGAGAGATGCTCATGAGTTACAATGGATATGAAAACTATGAAACGTGGAATGTTTGCTTGTGGATTGCTAACGATGAAGGGCTCTACAATCTCAGCATGTCTTGTGCTAATTATGATGAGTTTGTTGGTACTATGCGGGAGTTGGATTCACTGGAAACTCCTGACCATGTAGCATGGAACGATAGCAACCTAGATATAGACGAGATCAACGCTGCCTGTTTTCCTGAAGACGTAGAAGATGAGGAGGTAGAAGAAGACGACCTAAGTGCTTGCTAGTAAAGGACTTACGTTCAGGACGGGCGGCCGGGTTTCCTATCTTGTGTATCTTATCTGTCCTAGCCGATGTAATCGGCTGAATCATAGCATGACAGCCAGCGAACGCCATGCCATTTGAACACAAAATTATGTCAAATTTTCTTGACACAAAATATCTTTTTTTGCGGTTGCAATCTAAAGTTTATCTGGTACAATTCCGATATAGTAAGTAGGAACAATTACTTTGGAGATTAAAACATGTCACCTTCAGAAAACATTTACCGATCAGATCGAGACGTTGTTGATGGGCTTGTTGATGTTGAGCAGTTCGCTGAGGATTTTACCAACGATAGTATTGACACGCTACGCGATATGATGGAAGATGATCAGTACGATATCTACGATTACGATGATGATGGACAGCCTGATATGGATCAGGAATATTCCGACCTATACGCATATGGGCCAGAATGGGATTGCTACCACGATTGTCTTGAATATCCAGAAGATTGGGGTTAAACTATGGACATGCCATACTATTTTGACGAATTTGCGACCGAAGATATACAAATGTGGGTTAGGGAATGTGGAAAGGACATGCCGAAAGCAAAATTGAGAGGAGACTTGACAGAATTAGAGATATTAGAAAATGTGGTTCGATCAGGTTCTAAAGAATTACTCCGACGATACAGGGAAGAAAATGAATGAATATGTAGAAAATAGTTTGTATGATGTACTTGACAAGTTATCTACTAAGTTGGTACAATTATATTATCTCAATAGTTGGGAATTAGACGATAAGGACGGCATGAGGGTTTCAGGAAATATACTTTACATGAGGAACTTGAAAAATGAATAAGTCAATGGATCCAAATTTTCGATACTACGATTGCAAAAATATTGTCGATGAAATTACTGGTATTGAACAGGAAAATCTGGAGATAATGGTAGCAGTACCTAAGATTGATCTTAGTACAGCAGAGAACAGACAAGAAAACATAGTAGCGATTTCAGGTATTGTAGAGGAGCAATATCGTCGAGGTGTTGAAAGTTTCACTTATGAGGAGTATACGGGACAATGAATTTTATTGAACTAGAACCTGCTAGTTTGACGATAGGATATGTATGCGGCACGTTGTTGTGCTGGTATATCAGGGATATGTTAGACGCTAAGGAGAGCGAATATGAACGAGAACAATGGACGGAAAGACCAGAAGAGCCTAGTCCGAATTATGGCGACAGCCCTTATCCTGGGAATTATCCTTACGACCGTATTACATCTAACTGAAGGGAATGCTCCTCAAATAGGGTTCACCCCCTAGAGGGGCTACCCGGCCGCACGATCTGTGCCTAAGTGCTTATGTATCAACAACTTACGGCTGAAAAAGAAAAAACATTTTTTTTCTATTGACAGCTAAAGATTATCTGGTAAAATGACGATATAACAAGTAAGGAGAAAATACTTATGACACACGCAGAAGCAACAGAATTGGTTTTAGGAAAGAATAACAGAATGCAACGCAAGGTAGGAAACAATACTACAGCAAGAATTTTGCCGAACGGTAGCGTAGCTATTCAACATTTTAGCACAGATATTGTGGTAATTCATGATGACGATTCTGCTACACTCAGGCATGGTGGATGGAAAAGCCCAACCACTAAAAAACGAATCAACAAGTATAGTCCAGTGGGCGTATTCCAAAAAAATTGGGAATGGTTCACTAGTCACGGCACACCTTTTCAGGAAGGGATGAGAGTTTACGCTTGACACGGTGTCAGGCGTATGGTATAATTGGTTTTGGGTTTGTTACACACTAGGAGTTCTAAAATGAACGACATGTTTTTGATTGCTTGTGCTGCTGTTGTAGCCGTATGTTTTGTTGCCGCTTATCTTGCGTCGTTTTCTAGCAAGTCTGCGAATCTTTGTGAGGCTAAGATCGGAGAAACGTATAGTTTCGATTATCTTCAGCCGCTGAACGGAGAGCGTAGACGATGGAAAGCAACCGTAGTGGAGCCAGTAGTCCACTTCGATAAGCAAACTCTTGCGAAGATGAACTCACGTTCTAACTATCGCAAGGACGATCCAGAGTTCAGACGTACTAATCACCTTGTGACATGTGAGACACAAGACGGTGAGTACCGACAGTTTTACTGCGAACGTGCAGTGAATTGCCGCAAGCCTTTACTGGCTGGATTGTTCGCCTCTTAAGTTTTCTTTCGTGGTGTGTGTGTGAACCCGCCCTAAGTTGTTGCCTAGCAATGACTTAGGTGCGGGCCGCTCCCACGAGATAGTAAAAACATCTATTATAAATTATTATTATATTTTTTGTACTAGCCGAACCGTCAAGATTGAACTAGATGAATATAGCCAGCGAAGTATGTAAGTGCTGAGTAGCAAAGGACTTATAATCGTTACGGCGGCACGGGCTGTGCCAAAAAGAATTTTTATTTTTTCTACAGTTTTTAGTTGACACCAGACGATAATATGATATACTTGAGAGACAACCACAGGAGACAACGACATGCTAAAATTTTCAAAAGCCAACACGAAACTACAAAAACTCTACAAGCTCGCAACTACTGTGCTCAAGCGGTGGTTAGGCCAGAAGATAGGACGGTCTACTCCCAAAGTTTATTCTTTCGATATTTTATCGGGGGTAGACTGTCCTTTCGCTTTCAACTGTAAGTCTCAGGCCGAAGAGCAGGATGATGGTAGTCGCAGAATTAAGGACGGTCCTCACACAAAATTCCGTTGCTTCTCTGCTAGTCAAGAAGTATTATTCACCAACACATATAAAAGTCGGAAACGTAATCACGACGCTATACATAGTCTGGAAACAAGTGACGCTATGGCAGACGGTTTATGTGCAGCGTTACCCAAGGATGCAAGAATCATTCGTATCCATGTGTCTGGTGATATGTTTAGTCACAAGTATTTCATGGCATGGATCAAAGTCGCAGAGCGTAATCAGGACGTTTTATTTTACGCCTACACAAAGTCGTTGACGTATTGGGTTCGTAGTCGTGACCTTGTGCCGACTAATCTTGTCCTGACTGCATCATACGGTGGACGTGATGACCATCTTATTGCAGAACATAGTCTACGATCTGCCAAGGTTGTTTTCAGCAAGCAAGAAGCCTCCGATCTTGGTCTGGAAATTGACAACGATGATAGTCACGCCTGCGATCCAACCAAAGCAAATCAGGATTTTGCCCTACTGATTCATGGAGTTCAACCCAAAGGTAGTGACGCAGCAAACGCACTGAGGATACTCAAGCGAGAAGAAAAGGAGGCGGTAGCATGAGCAAATATTATATTTCAACAGGAACATTAGAGCTTATATATTCGACAGATAAAGAAGCTTATGACGCTTGTAGAACAGTTATACATGAAATGAACCAGTATGATGAACTAGACGAATTTATGTATTGTGATGAGCGAGGTATGAAAAACTACCTTACAGCAACACCAAAAACTATGGTATTCATTACAAAGGACATATTGGAAAAAGAGGGATATGGAACGTAAGTTGTTATCAGGTAACGACTTAGGACCAACCCGGCCGCACGCTGCGTGCCAAGAAATATTTTGTTTTTTCTAAAGAATATACTTGACAGCGACGATATATATAGTATACTGATGATGTGGCGGGCAGAGTTGCCTAGACGTTACAGACCGTTGGATGATTAGCCAAGTCTGTGGCTATTAGTTCAAAAGACGATCTATTGGGTGCAAGTCCCAGCGACCACAGCCGTACATTAAGACGGATATGGCGTATAGTACCTCGGCAGCCTGATAGCTATACGGGAAAGTGTTGCCCTAGAACGGGTTTCACCTAAGTCCTACAATACAAACAACTGGTGACCTCTGAGGAGCGTACTCCACTGGGAACGGGGGAGTTCTATACCTTCCGGCTAGGCCGGGGAAGATTGGACCAACATCGTATAGACGCCAGTTTGTTTTACCTAATCTA